TCAGTCTTCGGTTTTCAAGGTGCCAACACGCCGCCGCACATCGTTGACGGCGTAGATAGCATCCACCACTCGGCAATCTCCAGCCAGACGGTCGAGGTCATCCGACACCTTCCTGATGGCGTCCCAGAGGGCATAGAAGGCGTCCGTCGCCATGTCGGCTCGCGCTCTGTCAGCCGGCGCCACATCCAGCTCCAGATAGGTATTCTCGAAAGCAAACATGATGGCTTCCACCTTTGCGATGTCGAAAAATGCCTCGTTCAGATTTCTGTTCATTTTCTTTACTCCTTCGTGATGTATTGGCACTCGTACACCGGGGTAAAGACTTCATTCATAGCGGCGCTGTCGGCTGCTCTCATTGGTGGGGAGTTGTTACGGGCCCTGTGCGAGCGTCGAGAGCAACGTCCGTGCCTCTTTTTGCTTTCCGCTTCTGTATTTACTTTGCCGCTTGAGCCGTCACGAATCGGCCCAGCATTTCTCTCGCGTCCTCCACCCTGCCGGCGGCGCAGACGTCGAAGATGTACGCGCAGTCCTTGGCTGACATGATGTGCTCTGGCAGCGTGTCGTCGCGGATCGTGTCGAGGAACAGCTCTTCGCGTTCGTGGAGCGTCAGGCCCGTCTCCCAGACTACGCGGCATATCTGCTTTGCGAGGTGATCCTCAATGACCGGCTCGGCGTACACGCCGCTCGTGGCGAAGTAGAACGTCAGCATTCCCAGCTTCAGGGCGTCGGTATATCGCTTCTCGCTCTCAAGGATCTCGGCCATCTCCGTCAGCCATTCGACAGCCTGTGCGATCTGGCCGGTGCGGATGCAGTCGTTGTATTGCCGTGCGGCAGCCTCATAGCCGCCGTGCTCGCCTGTTGTCATAGTCATTCCCTCCGTTATCAAAGAGGCCGAAAGCGTTCGCAAAGCCTCTGTATTTGTGATTATACCACCAGAAAATGTGATTGTGAAGTCAGGACGCCGTCAGGAATCGCCTGAAACCGTCGGTAACGTGTCCGTTTCATTTCCGTGGGTGTGTGGGTGGGTATCTGCAAAATCGCCGTACGCGGCCTCTACGCCGTTTTTACGCAGGCCGTCTATGATGGCCCCTTCCGATGGAAAGAAACGGAGAGCTGCCGACTCGTTTCCGTTGATACGCACCGACAGCTCTCCAGTATCAGGCCACGAAAACCGCAGCTCACTTTTCATCGGGGTCGTCCATCGCACTGTCCTCCCCGTCGGGGAACATCTGGCTTCCGATGCGATTGTACTCCTCGAAAATCTTGTCGAACGCCTCCTGCCAGACCTCGTCGTGGTCGTGCTCAACGCCGACCGCCACATGGGCGAGTTCGTGCGCAAGGACTTCGACTGCGTCCGCAACCTCAAGGCTCGGCTTGACAAAGACGGCAACAGAGCCATCATCGGCAAATTCGGTCAGGCCATACACAGGCTTGCCGTCCTCTTCGTCGCGGATCTGCGGCTCCCAGTAAATCTCGCAGTCCTTGTCGGGGTACAGCTTCTTGAACGCTCCCCAGACCATAGCGAACATATCGTTCTGGAACGGCGCGATCAGCCGGTCTTTCATATCCAGCGGAGAGAGCCGCGTCTCCTCATACATCCGCAGGCGCTCTCTGGTCTCCGCGAAGGCCCATGCCATCGTGTAGAGCAAGGCGACCACGCCTTCAATCGTTTCGATGCCGTCGAACAGCCACTCAGAAGTCGCGCACGAAAGCTCCAAATCGTCTTTGAGGCGTACATTCTCCAAGGTTTCGGGGCTGTACTTCTGCAGAATATCCCGCGTCACGTTGCTCAGGGTCGCATCATGGAAATCAGGTGCCGGCCCGTAGCCGCGGACGTAAACCTCTTCGTCCTTGATGAACACCAAATTCAGCGCCGCCTCCACATTGTCCTGCGGGTCATCGGTCACAATGGGCACATACTTTTTCATTTCTCTTCCTCCTTCTCCTGCTCCCAGCGCAGGAACTCCACGCTTCCGATGACCCACTTCAGGGTCTTCCCGCCGTACATTTTCTGCAACTGCTCAAGCACGTTTTCGGGGACGCTGAAGCTGTCGCAGACGCAGACCGCCGGCACCTCGCCACGGCTGTTTCGCACCAGTACCAGATCATCCTTCTTCAAGTCTCTCTCCTCGGGCACTCCGAAAAGGTAGTGCTGCGCATCGTTCAGGTGATGCACGATGACGATTTTCATTTGAAATCACCTCCTTCGTCGCGGATCAAGCCTTGCATACGGGCCGCGGACAGCAGCTCTCCGAGCACTGCCTGCATCTTCCGAGGCCGCTCCTCTTCGCTGGCACGGTTCGCCTTCGCAGCCTGCCACGCCAGTTGGCTCAGCACCCCTCTCAGGTGGATCATCCGGTCGTGGTCTTCCTTGGCCGAGGCCGCCATTCGCAAAGCCTCCGCCATGTCCTCGTTGTTCCGTCTGGCCGTGTCGTAACGGGTTATGCCCGTCTCCTGATAGTTCTGGAACGCCGTGTCAGCCTTGCGCTGATACCGTTCCGCCAGCTCCAACAATTTCTTTTCGTCCATGTCTTGCTCCTTTCTACACCGCCACCATGTCCAGCAGGGCGGCCATTGTCGTGATGGTGTCGCCCACTTTGGCGACGTATTCAGGGAAGTTTGCCCTCGCAACAGCCGCAGCCATCGGTGGGCAGACGGCGTTGCCGCAGCGGGCGACCTGTTCGTTCTTCGGGTACGGGTTGCCCATATAATCGCGGTCGATGATGTAATCAGGCGGGAACCCCATCGCATTGTAAAGCTCTCTCGGGGAGAGCATCCGCAGGCCGATGTCTGCAACGTAGTAGAGCGTCCCGCCGATGCTCAGAAGCAGCAGGTCATCGTCGGCCAGCTCATAGCCGCAGTAGCAGTTCAGCAGGTCACGGATCAGCGGCCAGCGATACAGGTTCTCGTTCGGGCCAGCCTTGCAAAGCAACGTGTCGCAGAGGGCGAAGGTTCCCCCGCCGCAAGCCTTTTTCTGGCCCGCGCCTGCCGTTACGGTCTGCATCGGTTCTGCAGGACTGCTTCCCAAGTTGTCTCCCTTGAACTTCACCACATGAGCCGCGCACACCGCATTGTGGTCGATGGCCGTCACCGTCGGAAGCGGCTCTTCCATCTTCTCGCCGACCACACCGCTGTAATACTTCACCAGATTTGCGCAGGTCAGGCCGTAGCGGTTCGAGGCGTCCACGGTGGGGATCGGAGCGCCGAGGCCAGAGGCTCGGACGTTTTCTGTCTGCTCGGTATGGTACTGAATGAGCGATGGCGCCACGATACCGCCCGTATGCTTGGCGGTAATGGTTTTGTATGGGTCACGCACATCGGCGACGTGGCCGCCTCCTGCGTGGTTACACTCGGCCAGATACGGGGTCACAAGCATCTGGTTCCCTGCGGTCGTCACGGTATGTACCGGATCACCGGCAGGCGCTCCAACGCTGTTGCTGGTGTTCGTCGCCGTGAACGGCGCCAGCACCGGCTTGCAGAGGTTATGCTTGCCGCTCCCGACCACCGTAGGCAGCGGTTCCTCGATGTCGTGTACCCGTGGGGCCTGTCCCTTTCGTTCTCCATAGCCGGTCGGGACGATATACGGCTGGCCGCTCTTGATGGTGAATTTATCCACGCCGCGGATGATTCGCCGCATGGTGTTGTCCGCCAAAGGCCGCACCGCCTTCAAATTGTACCGCTCCTTGATTTCCTCCTTGGTGTCGAAGATGGACGGGCAAGGCAGGCTCCAGTCGATGATCTCCGCCGCGCTGCGCCACGGTTTTAGCCTGCCGCTCTTCACGGCTTCGCTGTCCCGCGGAGCGTGGGTCGGTTCGGGCCACACAATGGGCTTTCCGTCGCAACGGGCAATCAGAACGAACCGCTTGCGGCTGGTTGGTGCGCCGTAGTCAGCCGCCACCAGCTCACGCCATTCGACCTCGTAGCCGAGATCCCGAAGCTGGCCGATGAACTTTCTGAACGTCGTGCCTGCCAGCTTCTTTACGGGTTTGCCTTTCCTGACCGGCCCCCATGTTTGGAACTCTTCGACATTTTCGAGGAAAATCACTCGCGGCCGCACCAGAGCGGCCCATCTCAGCGTGATCCACGCAAGACCGCGGATTTTCTTATCAACGAGAGCTGCGCCCTTTGCCTTGCTGAAATGCTTACAGTCGGGTGAGAACCACGCTCCACCCACGGGACGCCCGCGGCATACGTCGCGCGGGTCTACATCCCAGACGGACGCCTGATAATGCTCCGTGTACGGATGGTTCGTCTTGTGCATCAGGATCGCCGCAGGGTCGTGATTGATGGCCGCCGCCACCGTAATACCGAGGCCGACCTCCATGCCCGTCGATGCGCCACCACCACCCGCGAAGCTGTCAACGAAGATTTCATCGTCGATGCCGATTTGTGCGCAATTTCTCATATCTTCCACTCCCCCTCGTGCGGCTGAAGGAACCGGAAGGTCGCCGAGAGTTGCAGGTCGTTGTTCTCTTCTTCCTGCCTCTCGTAAACGACAGCATCGTGTTCCATCACATATTCCGCGATGTTGTGCGCAGTCTCCGCTCGGAGCATCTTCTCCATTTCAGCCTCGTGCGTTCTGGCAAAGGCAGGCACGATCTTCACCGTCCTGACCGTCTGGATGTCGTAATGGAGAACCTGCACGACAGGCGCAGGAAACATCGCCTCTGCGCGTGTCAGGCCGCCGAGCGCATGGATAATTTTTACCTTCAGCCTGTCAAGCCATTTCATGTGTTGCCTCCTCTCTGCTGATCTGCTGGAACTTGTAGACGAAGACCCACGGGTTCGCATACCATCCCAACTCGTCGAGTTGGTCTGCAGAGATGGTGCTGTTCCAGAGATCCCGAAAATCCATGCGCATCGCTCTGTACGGCTGCTTCCGGTCAATGCCTTCAGCCTTCAACCCGCCGCCGTCGATGTCTCCGAGTCTCTCCACGGAAACGTCTACGATTTTCAGGAATGTCCTCGCCGCCTCTTTTGGCATGAAAATCGAGGGGTTCCACTTGGAGTCGGTACTCCACTTGGCGATAAACTGGTCAAACGCCTCTCTGGATTCCGAGTCGGAGCATCCGCCGGGGAACTGGATTTTCCCGAGCGGGCCACCTGCTCGGAACTCAATCTTTGCATCCGCCTCGAAGCGGTGCGCAGACTGGACACGCCATGTCTCTCTGATATAGAGCACGTCGCCGAACCAGAACTTCGGCTTGACGGTCTCTGCCCAGTCGCGGAAGATGCCGCCAGCCCCGTTGTTTCCGCACATCAGGTCAAACGTCCGGTTCTCTTCATCGCAGTCGAGGACGAACCGTGCGCCCTCGGGCTGCGGGAGAACTACGCGCCGCGTCTCAGTTTTTTTGCCGGCCATGATTTTCTGCACCATCTCCGTATTGAACAGGATCGGTTTCAGCTTCGCCACTTGCTATCCCTCCTTCTTGTAAAATGGGTCATCCTTGCCGAGCACGGGGTAATCTACCTGCCCGCCTTTTTTGATGACGACCCGATATTTTTTGTTGATCCCCCGCCGCGCCCGATTTGCCAAAGCGTAGAAGCTGTCAAGGCTGGCGCATCCGAGGGCTTTTCGACACTCAGCCGCGTTGCCTCTGGTCAGCAGCTCGCCGCTGTACGCATCGTATATTTCGTAGTAATTCATCGCTCCACCTTCTCAATGCCGTCCATCGGCACCAGCCGCTTCTTGTTTTCAGCGTAGTAGACGATGGCAAACGGTTTCGGATTGATTGAGCTGCATTGGAAGCCGCTTCTTCCATACGGAGGTTCGTTCCATTCGCAGAACAATTCCGTGCAGAGCCATGTCACGCCGACGAAGACTCCGGTGAACAAAGCCGTTTTCGTGACGAACTTCTCGCAGGACTCGTAATCTTCGATCTCCTCGCCCTCCGTCGCATCTTTCCTCCACAGTAGCGCCTTTCCCGCGTCGCCGTTGTCGATCTCGAAGTGATTACCGCTTGGCCTGATGTACGCGCTGCATGATACTCGATCTCCGAGCCGCAGCTTCGGCATTTCAGTCGTACTCGTAGTCACCCAGCTTCACCTCCATTTCGCAGTCGGGGCATTCGACGTAGCCCCAGTCGTCACCCCAGCACTCAGGGACATCGAGTTCTCGCCACGGAACCGTGACTTCTCTGCCGCAGTGCGGGCAAGTAAACGTGATTGACACCGGCCTCACGTCGATATGGAAGCCTGTTACTCCGCTCATGGTTCCATCTCCTTTCTCTGCGGTATTTAAGATTAACCAAGCGGCAACCAGAGGGTAGAGCAAGGCTCTACATCCTCTGGAGCACCGCGTGATGATGAAAGTATTGCCGCCCTCAACTGGAATCGCTCTATTCGGGTCTTACAGCGGCTTTCTGATCTTGACGATGCGGGTAGCGACGTCCGTACCGCTTTCACGGAACGTTCCCGGCTCCAGCTTGATCGTCTGAGCATACACGCTGTCGAGGAAGTCTCTAAACTCCACGGACTTCTTATCGCTGCGGAAGAACGTGCTCTCGCACATGATGGCGACCAGAACGCCGCCAGCGTCCAGCAGGTCATAGGCGTGGCGCACATGGTCGATGTCCTGATGGTGCGTAAAGGGCGGGTTCATCACGACGCGGTTGATAGTGCCGATTTCCTTCTTCGTCACGTCCAGAAAATCGCGGTAGTTCACGCCATAGGGCTTCTCGGACAGATACCGCTTCATGTCGGTGTTCAGCTCGATACAGCACATACCGGCGGGCAAATGCTCCCAAATGACATCCGCCAGTTGGCCGTTGCCGCAGGACGGCTCCAGTACCTCGGATGCGCTGTCGATCTCGGCCATCTCGCACATTCGCTCGGCGACGGCGCGGGGCGTCGGGAAGAACTGATACTCGCGCTTCAGGTCTTTCACTTCCTGCGTGAGCATGACGTTCTCCAGCATCTCCGCCACATCGTCATCCTCGGCGAAGACGTGTGCCTTTGCCTTTCGGTTCCACTTGCCGCCCATGTTCTCCAGAACCTTGTTGACCTCCGTGTAGGTCTTGCGGTCAAGCTGAACGCTCGGCAGGTAAAGCAGGTTTCCGTCCGCTCTGCACTCGCCCAGCACATTCAGCACATTCTCAGGGATCTTTGCCATTTGTTTCGTCCTCCTTATTTTCCGCTGGCCGTGCTCCAATGAACTCCTCGGCCAGTTGTTGATACTCTTCTGGCGTGATATATCCACGCCGCTTCTGCTGCTTCCAGTAGGCCATGATCTCGTCGTACCGAGTCTTCAACGAAGCGTATCGACCATAGGCGCCGTTCAGCTCGTGGCAGACCTGCTCAAGCTCCAGCCGCTTCTCTGCGAAATTTTCGGCCAGTTCCAAACTCGGCGCTCGCCCAAGCCTCGCAGACCCACAGGCGCAACACATCTTCGGGGCTATGCCCTGCACGGCAAAGGCAGCTCCGCAGTCAAGGCATATCCACTTTTGCTGCCGTCCTCTTGCCATTCAGGCTACCTCCTGTCACACTGGATTTTTCCACCGGCATCCATCGCAGGCTCCTTCGTGTTCCCGCTTGTATCGGCCGCACATAGCGCACAGTTCATTGACGGCCGTGCGGTACTCTCGCTCCAGCTTGCGGATCTCGGCCGGTTCGCGGTCGGTGTCTTCATAGTCGGCCAGCCGGTAGAACGCAGCCTCGACCGTTGTGCTGGTCGGCTGCGATACCGTGCCGTCGCTGTTGCGTATCGTCAGGCGTTCCATCGTCACACCTCCTGATACCGGATGGGCCTCTCGCCGCGTTCGTCAAAGTCGAGGCAGGCTTTTTTCGACTGGCAACAGTAAAGTGGCGTCCCAGCTCGCGGGTAATGCTTGTTCTTGCGAACCTCGCAGATGCCTGATGCCTTCATAGGCTCTCTGAGGAAGTGATGGCACTGCCCGCAACATTGGCCGAAGCTCTCAGGTCTGACCTTCAGCCGTCCTTCTTTCTCCGCTTTGAGCAGGTCGAGAACGTGCTGAAGGCTCATGCCGTCTCGGATCAGCTCGTCCTCAAACTTCCTGTACTCCGCGCAGGCTTCAGCCGGGATGTTTGCATCCTCGTACATTCTCAACACTCCGAGCGCCTTTTCAACCGTTGTGATCTCCTCTGGCTCGAAGCAAAAGTCCTGCTCATTGATAATGTCTTGCAGTTTCTTCGCGTATTTCTCCATCTTTACGCCTCCATCTGTTCTATTTGAGCGCACAGTTCGTCCGTTACGTCATTGCCATAGCTGAGTTCTTCGTAACCACTACCGCCACCATCGCTCAATTTCTCCACGTCTATCCCGTTCTGTTCCAACCAGATTCCAACTTCACGGTCAAGATCGCTTACCATTCTTGCATGGAGCGCAATCCGGTGCATCTTCTCGCGGATATACTTCGGCACTTTCATTCCGTCTCTTCACGCTCCTCTCAATCGCAGTCCACATACCACCATCCGGTGCATCTGTCTTCTTCGCCAGACCGCGCATCTTCTACCGGGTCGTAATACCCGGTATGAAAAACAACTTCTTCGCCCTGTGCGGCGTAGAGCTGGAAAAGCAGGTCGCACATGGCGTCCGCAATGGCTTCCGTCTTACACATCAGCTCGTCGCCGTTTCCCCAAACCTCGCCGTCTGAATAGTCCCGCATCCGACTCAAGAACAGCTCGAACCAGTCGATTTTTTCCTGCGCGTCAATGTATTTGACGGGCGGATGGTCTGCTGCCCAGAAGTCAACTCCTTGGAAGTTATCAGCGTCGAGGATATACTCGCCATTTTTCCAGCGGCGTTCAGCTTCTCGCAGGGCCGCCTCCTCGCTTTCTGCCTCCACCGCCACCTGTGTTTCAAGTGTCTCGCGGATGTTGATGATGAACTCTTTCTCCTGCGGCTGGTTCTGCCAGCACTCAGGGCAAAGCACGTTGTCCGTTTCGGACAGCATCTTTCTGAAATCCTCCTCACCGCAGGCTTTCTTGAAACAGTTCGTGCAGAAATGTTTCCCGCACCGTTCGCACTCCCACAGATCCCCACGGTGGTCATCGTGCGCATCCCACTTTTCGTGGAACCCGCAGATGTCGCACTCGTATTCGTCGCTTCCCATTAAGTACATATCGTCCTCCTCAGTAATCGAAACAGGCCATGTAGAAGTGGATTTTCCCATCCTTGATTTCGTGGGTGCAGCACTTCCACAGATCATGGTAGAGGAACCACACGGTTCCCATCTCGTTCAGGTATTCCAGATCGAAGTCCTTCAGGTACTTCCTGAGAACGTCATTTACGCTCTCGTTGCCCTTCTGCAGTTCCAGAGGAACATTGAACCACGGAACCTCCGCGGTGATGGGCCCGCGGGGCTTGCGCTTCTGGAAGTCAGCGCACAGATCATCAAACCTCGCCATCGTTCACACCTCTGCAATATTCGTTGTAGATGCGCTTCAGCTCTCGCGCAACGATGCCGTCCTCGATGTCCTCCAGCAGATCATCGAGATTCCACCGCGCCAACTCAAGCCGCTGCCTTGCCTGCTCTTTGTTGACGCGGCGGTATTCCGCAGGCAGGTCGGGGGCATTTTTGAGGATGCTCTGGCACACTTCAATCTCGCCACAAAGTTCTTCGAGCCGATGGGCCACCCGTGAAACCATACAGTCGTCATGCACGATCAGGGCCTTTCCTTTTCCAATCATTCTGCATTCTCCTTTCCTACGAAAACGCCGGCGTACACAGCGCCGTCAATCAGGTAATGGTAGAACTGGTGTCCTTCAGGAACCTCGTCCGCTGTCAGCTTCGTCTTCCGCATCACCAACGGATGGGCGCCGACCATGACCACATATTCGCCGTCTGGCACAAGCCGCTTCATCCACTCGCTCGGTTTCTCCGAGCTGTGCGTCGTGTTGTCGAACAGACTAATGGCCGGTGTTCCCGTGATGGGCGGAGGCGCGAAGAGCGTCGTCTGCTCCCACATTGAGTCCGACGTCATGCAGTTACTCATACTGCGCACGTCCCTTCTTGGCCTCGGCCATGATTTCCTCGATGTTGTTTCGGAGCAAGAAGCGGTAGTCCTGCATCCGCTCCTCCAAAATCTCGGCCGCCTCTCTGCGAACAGCCTCAGGTGTGATGCTCTCGCAGTTGCAATGTACGGCCAGAATCAGATCCTTGAACGTGAACCCGTCGAGGATGTTGTCCTCGGCGCTCACATCGTCACCCAGCTTCCATCTCTTGCTTTCAGTCTCCATCCCTGTTTCCTCCAAATACCGCCTCAATGGCTTCGTACCAAGTCGTATTCTCGCCGACGTTGCAATCGGTCTTCTGGAAGAAGTAACTCACGATCTCAGGGATGCTCTCCTTAGCCTCCTCGAAGGTGATGCCGTAACTGGTTTCAAACTCTTTCTCGTATTCGGCTCGGTCTTCGTCGGAAACGGCGTCCAGATCTTCGATACCGAACGCATACGAGGTCAGCATACGGAGCGCGTCCGCTTTGCGATACTGCATCTCCTGATACCGGTACGCCGCCTCGATTTCTTCCGGGGCCATCCGGTAGGACTTGCCATAATACTCGAAGTCGATCAGCTCTCTGGTGTTTTCCATCGTAATCATTTTGCTTCCTCCTGAATTACCTTCTGAACCAGCTCGTTCATGCAGTCGAAAAACCGCTGTGAGCAGGCAGCGCCCTTGGCCTTGTAATACTGCAGGCCGTCGCACCTGCCGTCTTTGATGGTGACGTTCGCCAGCTTGCTGCAGATCCATCCCTGCGTTCTCAGGGGAACGTCCACCTTGTACCGACGCATAAGAAACAAAACAATCGGCTCGTTGTGTCCGACATCCCCCACACGGTAGTCGATGCGGTCGTTGCTCAGGCGTCCGCCCTCTCGGATGATTTTGACGGCCGCCTCGAACTCCTGCTTTGCCTTCGCATTTATCTCCTCAGCCTCTCGGCGTCGCTTCTCTGCCTCTTCTGCAGCTATTTTTTCTTTCTCTTTCTGGATGTACTCCTGATGGGCCTCAGACAGCTTCATGCACTCGCCTAACTTGTTCAAGACGCAGGCTCCGACATAATCGGGATGCGTCAGGCCGCCGTTCTTCTCGCTCTGGAGATAGAACTTAACGTGGCTTGCAAGTTGCTTACTGATGCTGGCAACCCACCTCTCAGGCTGGCTCCCAAGGCGCGTAACGACTTCTTCCTCTCGCTTCATTGCCTCGGACACGCTGGTCGGCTGGTTCCACCCGTCCCGTTCTCTCAGCTCATTGAAGAAGGCGACCCGCCCTTCCTTGCTGCCGTACAGTTCGTTCACCGCGGGCAGGTAGCCGCAGTTGTCGATCATCTGGAACTCCGTCATGCGCAACGGGATCAGGTAACTGTTCACCTCAACGTGCAGTATATAGCGGTCATTGTCGCGCCGCGGGTACTCTATCTCAGGCTTTCCGTCCTTGCGCCACAGCCGATAGGTCGTGGTCCCGTCGGCAACCTCCTTGATGAACACGGCTCGCATCCGACGGCCGGTGCGATTATACATACCGCCGTCGAACAGCGGCGTCATCAATTTTACTTCAGGCATCTTTATCCCTCCCTAAAATTCGGATTGAAGGTGTCGCTGTACGCGGCCGTTTCATTCCAGTCGTCGTACCGCACCTTCTCGGTTTGCTTCCCGTGTCGGAACGTGATGTTCGGACGGATACGATTTCCGTCTTCCCACCATCCCTGACGCTTATAGCAGGTCAGCCAGCGGGCGAACGGCTCTCTGCAAAGCTGGCGCATGAGGTAGCCGCCGGTGTCGAGCCTGCGCCAGATTTCTGTGCTTTCGCCTTCCATGTCGCAAACGAACTCTACGTCGATGGTCTTCGGCGGGTTTCTCTGCGGGTCGTTCTTATATGCGTTCCATGACACCTTCGGGAACCATTCTCCGCAAACTTTGCTGTACTCCAGCGTCGAGTTCTCGGCGATATATTGCTTTCCGAGCAGGTCAATGTCCTCCTCTTTCATGTAGAGCTTTCCAACATTGCCGTCGGCATCGGTGAACACGACCGTTTTTCGTCCTGTCAGAACGGCGCTGGCGTTGCCTCCGTACGGAGCAGCCTCTTCGGGCGTGATGTCTCTGATCTCGATTTGCATTTTCTCACCTCCATTGAAGCGAACGCATAAACGGCAGAGCCGCCTCCATCCGCTCGACCTCTCTGTACCTTGAAGTTCCCGGTCGCGCCATCTTATGCTTTTCAACGAAGCGTTCCATTTCCTCCAGAGTGCCGGGACCGTAGCCAACAGCATCAAGGATGGTCTGGGCACCGTCGCAGCGTATGGCCTTCAGCAAATCAACGTCGATGCTCTGGCCGCCCGGAAACGGCTGGTGCTGGGACAACCGACAGAGCGGGAGGTATTCTCCCGCTACGGGGTGGCCGATGTTCCAAACCGTATAGCCAAGCGGCACGGCGTTCACGATCTCGTATGCGTGCTCGGGGAACGGCCAACGCCGCTCCGTGATGTACCGACCGTCCTGAGAGAACGTCGCTTCATACTCGTTCATCTCTTGCCGCCTCCTGCTCATTTTTCCTGACCGTTATCGGCGTCGTATGGTGAAGCCGCGTCCGTTTCACCGTGAACGTCTTGCCGCAGTAGAAGCACGGAAACTTGCAGTTTCCATTCCACCCGACCATATTCGATTTCCCGCAGTACGGACACTCAATGATTCCGACTACCGGCTTGTTTGCCATCGTCTGTTCCTCCTCTCAGTACCAAATCAGGTTGAGTCCGCCGAGCTGTTCCACACGCCCAGTCATCGCCTCAACGTCCACGAGCCGTTTGGGCAGCCGCTCGTCTCCGTTCCACGCTCGGATCAGCTCTTCCAGCTTCTTGTCAGGGGCCGGTACGGCGAAGTCGCACCCGAAATTGTAGACCATCTGATCGAGCAATTCCTCGTAGACACCTTCCTTGCCGGCAATAACCTTCTTTCGCTGGTCGCCGTGGAAGTTGATGCTGCCGAGGAACAGCCGCCCGTGCATCATCTTCAGCGCCCGCAACTGTTCGCGGTTCCAGTCGTTATACGTCTTGTCAGCTTCTCGCAGTGCCCAATACCCGCCCGTACTGCGAACGTAACTGAATTGCATCTTTCTGGCAAACGCGAACGTGATGCTGCCTTCCAGCTTGGCCTTCCAGTCAAGACTTCTCAGGTTCAGCTTCCCGTTGTTTGCCCACCCCATGTCGAGCTGGCCGTTTACATTGCTGTTCTCGAATGACCAGAAGTGGTCACGATACACGCACTCGCTGTTGACATCCAAGCCTCTGTCTTTGGCCTCGGAGCGGGAGTAGCGAACCGGCTGACGGTCAACCTTGCGGTTGTGCGCCTCGTCCTCCTTCAAGTAGAACAGAACCGTATTCTTGTCTCCCTCAGCCCCGTGGTAGTTCGGACGATAGGCAACGACGCCCAGCTTATCCGCAATCTCGTCGAGGGTTTTCTGCTGCTGCGTGTACCAGACATCAGTTGCCGTTACCAACTTCATCGTCATCCTCTCCTTTCAAAATCATTTCCTCCGTGAATATCAGCCGGCCGCATCCGTTACAAACGAACCCGCCGCTGTTGAACCTGATCCAGTCGGTGCAACCGCACTCCGGGCAGGCTGCGAAAATCTTCATGCCGCCATCCTCCGTTCATAGTCCTTGATTTCCTCAAGCGTCAGCCACTCAGGCTTGCCGCTTTCGGGGAAGCTCCACCAAAGAGCCTTCATGTACTCGATATGGTCAGCTACGTTGCCAGCCCAAAGATACTTCGTGACTCGGTTGCCACACCCGAGGAAATACTCGCAATCCTGCCTCATGCGGTCGAGCATCTGGTATCTGAACTGCAGGCTCCATGTCAGAACCGTGCTGACCTTATCAGCCACAGCCATTACTGCTCACCTCCAACCAGTGCTTTCCACCCCGGCTCCTCGCCAAGCCACATCGCCCGCAGCCAGTCGTTCTCGCAGAAGTACCGGCGGTAGTGGCTCGGCATCGAGTTCACCGCGAAGTTGCGGATCTGGCGCTTGCGCTCCTTGCCGGTCTGCAAGCGGGCCTCCCAGCCGATAAGCTCGGCCTGAGACTCATTGATGAACTGACGGTTGCCATCGGCCTCAATGCCGATGCGTTCCTCTGTGCAACCGGAGTACGGGTTGCGGCAGGTGCCGCACCAGAAGACCTTGCCAACGCTCCCCTTCTTGAACTTGCGGCCGGCAATCACACGCACCGTATCGCCGACGTGGATTTTCATGGCCTGCATCCGGTTCGTGCGCCCGTCGAACAGGGACTTGCCGAGCGTCTTCCAGTAGTGGTAGACCTTGCGAAGCACTTCAGGCGTGGCGTCGATCTCAGCGCGGCCACTGCAGGCGCAGCGGGTGGTGTCGAATAGAACCTTGTCGATGGTTTGCTTCTCTTCGTTCCAGCAGATCGCGTACCAGTCGGAATCGTCGTAGCCGTTGTGCTCGTACCAGTCGAGGACGCAGCCCTCGTAGTCAGGGGTGTGACCGTCCCCGTAGACGTTGGTGAAAATAGCCATCACTTGCCCTCCTTCATCATCAGGTCGTACAGCTTAGCCTTCAGCTCCATGATCGTCATGTCGCGGTCGTGAACCTCCGCTTCGAGCTGGCCGATTTTCTTCTGAGCGGCCTGCTCAGCGTCAACGGCCTCCCGGCATCTTCTGTGTTCCACATCGCGGTCATCCTTGGCCCGCTTCAGTTCTCCGTTCAGCTCCTTGACCTGCTGGTGAAGCATCTTGTTCTCTTCCAGCGCATCAATGACCGGGAAGTTGCTGTGCTGATTGTAGAAGCGAGTCGCATCCTCCCAGCTCCAGATCTTAAAAGCGACCTGATAGAAATACTTGCTCAGTCCAACGCGGCCAGAGGAATAAGTACCACGCGGATCAGGTTCGCCGTCGAACCCATTCAGGCGGCCGTTGTCATTGGCGAGCCGAATAAGCTCTTTCACTTCGCTGCGACCGAAAATGTCTTGCGCTCTGCAAATGTCCTCAGGCTTGGTGCTCAGACCGTGTGCCGCTACTTCCTTCAGAAGTTCCTCCGCGGTTTTGATGCTGTCATACTGGCTTGCCATATCGCTATCTCCTTTTCTTTTTAAGAGAACCGGAGACTTTCCTGAACTGTTGCTCTGGCTATCTCCGATTATCCATCTGGTTATTTTGTAACTTTATTATACTGCGTTACCTACCTATGTCAATATGTTTTAGTTAATTTTTATGAAGAAATTTTCTTTCTATATTCGTTTCGGAATATGCTCATAAACAGCCCGTACAGGGGCTATACCGCTTTGTGGCGTCAGCGGTGTGAATGGATGCAGGCGGCCGTAACGGTCGTGTGCGTGGCCGTACAGGGCATAGCGAGCATACGGCGCATTTGGGTATAAAAAAATCACCCTCCCGGTCGTAACCGAGAGGGTGATTTCGTCGTGTTCTTATTCTTTTGTCGGCCCTTTTTCAATCTGAGTTCCATACTTCTCCACGAACGCGGCGGCCACGCTGGACGGGACTGTCCGCAGTCTGTCCTTGGACGTGTCCGTGTGATACTCCGCCATGAAATACCGGCCTTCGCTGTCAACGTACAGCTCGGTAGCTTCGCCGTCTGCATTGAACTCGTTGACGCCGTCCTCATAGAAGCTGTTCGAGATCGCCTCCGCCGCCGCAGTATCGAATGTAATCTTGTCGCAGTTGCCGCACAGCCGACGGCCATGTCCGCGGACGTGAGGCTTCAGGATCTCGCCGCTCTCACGCATCGTGAAGGTCACATCGACGCCGAGTGCATCCATGATCGCCAGAAACTCGTCGGCTCTGATGCTGTTCCGGTTCAGGCGCAGGTTGAAGTTCTGAGGCGTCCAGCCCATTTGACGGGCAAGTCCCGCTTGAGTGGTCTTCGTTTTCACCAGAGCCGCGTCCATAAGTTCTCTCGATGTCATTTCTTCACCTCCGTTTCGCGTATCTCTGTGCTTGCTATGATACATCGAAACAGATGCAAAATCAACATTTTCTTTGCCGGTATTATCGTTTCCGTTCATATCGTGGAAATTACTCCCCCTAAATCTTCGGAATAGTTCCGCCGTACACGCCGGCCATTTTCAGTCTCCGCAGCGTCGCTATCTGCTTTCGGTTGATGCTACGGCCGCAGCAGCAGTCGTTGTTCCACACGGCCACAGCATTCGCCTGCATACAAAGCCACGTCAGGAAGTCGTAGTAATACTCCCGAGGGCACAGGTCGTTCAGCTCTTGCCGCGATACGCCCTTCTTCTGGCAGGCCAAGGCGATCAGCTTCTCTTGGTGCGACGGAACCGCATATTCCACAGTCCCATCCTCCAAAATCACGACCTCCAAATACTGCACATACGTCTGCTTGTGCTTTTCGAGGTCGAACGCGCAGTAGATGTCGTAGGCCATCGTATCAGGCCCCCGCCGGTGCCGTTGGGATGAACCCACGGATCAGATCCTCGTACAGCCTGCGGTATGTATCACGCTCGGCCTTGACCGTCGCCAGTTCCAGAGCTGCCTTCGTATCGGTTTCCTTGCCGACGACAGCTTCCCGCTTTTCGACCTGCTGCTCACGTTCCTTCAGGCGCTCAATCAGACCGGGGTATTTCTTGAGGCCCAGTGCCGTCGCAACCGCGATGTCGATGTCGCGCATCTCCTCCGCCGTACAGCGCCCGATATAATTTCCGAGCCGCTCCAGCGATACCGTATTGATCTGCTCGCACATGACCGTGCTTGCCCTGCCTGTACTCAGGATCTCAACGTGGGTAGGCAGATTGTTCTTCGGCTGCGTCGTGCAATAGGCCACCTGCACGGTTTCAGAGTAGCGGTTTCCTTCGTCGCAGGAAACAACCACGCCGGGGCGCCCTGTATGTTCCTCGCTTCCGACCTGAACGCCGAACTTATGGACGTAGAAGATGTCGCCACGTCTGATGCTGAAGCTCATACCCCATCTCTCCCTTCAAAATATCGGCTTCGCTCTTCCGGTGTAGGCCAGTCGGGGTCGATGCCGCGCTTGCGGCGGTTGCGTCGCCAGCCGTTGTAGACCTTCACATCACGTTCGTCGATGCTGTACCCAACGCCGCGTTCGGCGCGGTCGTGGACTAACAGCGGACGCGGATAGTTCGGGTTCCGCGCTCTCAGAACCTCGTATGCGCCAACAGGCTCTTCGAGCTTCCATCCGCTTTGCTTCAGGTATGTCTTGAGGTCGGACAGCATCCCGTGCCTGACCGTCACTCTGTTCTTCATCTGCTCCTCCATTTCCTGCTTCCGGTAAAGCCGTTCTCGGTCAAGGAAGTCTTTCGTGGCGTAGTATTCGCCAGCATCCATGCCACAAAAATCAGCCTCGCTCATTCACTCGCCTCCTGACGATAATCTTCAGAACGCCCGAACTTGCCTCAAGCCCTTGAACCTCGGCCGTAAACCAAGGCGGCTTGCCCTTGTAGTTTCTGCTCTCAAAACTGTCCCATTTATCGAAGCGTCTGCGGCCGTATTTGTCATACACCGGTTTTCTGTACTCGGCCTCGCCAGCTTTCTCTCCGATTTCTCGCCCATCAGAGTCGCACACCCTGTATCGCTTCGCCATGTGGTCAAGGTCTTGTACGGTGATGATGTCTGCGCTATTCATCGTCTTCCTCCATCGGGTGCCAATGGTAGCGGCAGTCCGGGTTCTCGCATTCTCCGTTGAACATGAGCTGGCCGCACAGTGGGCAGGTCGTCACTTCATACATCTGAGATTCCACAGCTTTTCTCCTCCTTGTCCGTCAGCCGCTTCAACGCGGCCGCTTGCTCTTCGATAAGGTCTGCGGCAGCCTTTGCCACCGTGCCGGCGCATTTGAACCGTGCTGGCTGCTCAAACGCAGGGCATTGCTCCTTCGGGCAGCGCCCTGTTTCGATGGCCGATTGATGGCATCGAAGCGCCAAAAGAACTTCTTGCGGTGTCATCAGCCCACCTCCTTGCTGTGGCTTCTGCAGCACTCGCGGAGGCGGGTGCGCATCACGTCGTAATACTGCTTTTCATTCTCAATGCCTATGTACCGCCGCCCCGTTCTGCAGCAGGCAACACCGATGGAGGCACTGCCCGCGCAGCAGTCGAGCACAACCTCGCCGGGGTTCGTATAGGTAAGCACCAGCCTCTCGCACAGCCATACCGGCTTCTGCGTCGGGTGCAAGTGGCTCGTCTGCTTATCGCTGGGGCCTTTGACAACGCTTCGCGGGTAGCGGTCTGTGTTGCCGCCGCCCTTGACTTCCTTCGTCGCCTTCTGGTAGATCTCAGTGCGGTTCTGTGTGTCGATGTAATGCGTGTAGCTGTTCACCGGCTGATGGCCGTCCGTCTTCTGCGGGTTGTACGTCGGCTGGCGGCGGTAGAAAATCAGGATGTTCTCGTGCGCCCGCATGGGCATTCGCTTCGCATTTAGATGGCCGGTGGCGTTGCTCTTCTCCCAGATCCACTCGTACCGCAGATTTCTCAGGTTGCTGCATCCCAGCACCTTGTCGAACGGCGTCTGCGCAAACAGGGCCACAGCTCCGTTCTTTTTCACTACGCGATCAGCTTCGCTCCAGAACGCCTCAAGGTCAATCGGTGTGTCCCACTTGCAGTTTGTTCGCCCATACGGCAGATCCGTGAAAAGAAAGTCCACGCTTCCCGCGGGCAGGAGCCGCATCCCGTCGATGCAGTCTCCCAAATAGGTCTTATAGTTCCAGTCTTTGCGCTCCATGTGGCACCACCCTCACTCGAAGTACCCGCAGGGCGGCTCGTCACAGTAAGCCTCGCGGTCGTGTTCTTCACACCACCCGACACCGTTTACGTCCTCGTCCCCGAATCGCTGGCATCCACCGCAGCACATCTCCCGCGGCTCTTTCAGGGCGTGTAAGGCAATGCCGATTGCTGTGTCCAGCTCAGACTCAAAGCGGCCCTTGCTCTGCTCTCGTTCAATGATGGCGATTGCGTCGCTTCGTTTCATCCATCATGCCTCCTTCGCGTCGTAGTGCTCGCACCCTACCGATACGTCGAGGCTTTTCTTGGCGTTCTCGACCTCGTTGTAGCGCCCGGTGACGATGAACATATTGAAGATTGCCAACGACCGCTTCAAGCAGACGTCAACGTGGCGGCAATTCTGACACTTTCGTTCCATTTACTCCGCCTCCTTGTAGCAGTAGTCGGTGCATCCGTCATCGTTCAGGCCCGGAGCCCTGCCGGTGACGAACGGCGCTTTGCAGATCCCGTCAGGATTGAACACGCAATGCTCGGAATCGCACTCGCAGCACAAGCTCGTCAAGAACAATGCCTGTGCAACCTCTCGATCCTTTGGCTCGCCCACGAGCAGCAGCTTTGCAACGCCGCGGCTGTATCGTTCGTCGAACCATTCCCAGACCTCCTCCCGGTTCGTTCCAGCCGGGAAGCAAAGGAACTGAGCCTCGATTTCTTCCGTCTCGGGGTTCATTGGCACATCCCCAAACTCAGCCCAGAGCCGCTCCAGCCGCTTGTCTCGCTCTTTCAGCGTCGGGATTGCCTTTGCTCTCTGCTCGTTCAGGTAGGCTTCATAGTATGCGTACTCGTCCTCGAAGGTTTCGCCGCTCTTTCGGAACTCGTCAAGCGTGTTGCAAATCAGGCCGACCACATCAGCCTCGGGCGTTGCCTTGACGTATTCGTCAGGGTCGAGTTCCTCCGCTTTCAGGTGCCCAAAGTAGAACCAGTTGTCGCCGATCTGGCAGACAGTCCCATGATCCATATTCGGATCTCTGACGAAGCGGACGCTTCCGTTGCGGATGCCTTCGCGCACCATGTCCTCAGTAATCATTCAAACGTCACCTCCCCGAACAAAGCGAGCTGCACAATCTCGTCAGCGCAGGCAGCGTCGATTTGGCAGCAGTCAACAGTGCCGTCTTTCTGCACAGCCCCGTATTCGTCGAGGCCCTGCTCGACCCACAGCTTGAAGCCATTCAGGAACTTCTCCAGATCCAGCTCCCACTTCTCGTCGATGTCCTCGACGTCGTGGAGAACCAGGGCGCCGCCGCGGGCAATCTGCTCATGCCCCCAGTCGGCATAGCGCCGTTCTTCCACAACCTCGGCTTCGGAGCACCAGTAGTTGATGCCGCCCTCCAAAGCCGCAACCATGATGTCGTCGATGTCCTCGACCGTCAGTTTGACATCGCGCTCAGTGTGAACGCTGAAGGTTTGCTTCTTCTCCATGCTGTCCCTCCTCAAAACTTCGTTTCTCCGAAAAGGGCGAACTGCACGATCACGTCCGCCTCGTTCGTTGTTAGGTCATCCAGAGCCAGCCGTTCATCCTCAATGCGGATGTGGCAGCTCTCGTTCAGATACTGCTCGACACCGCTCATTAGGTTCTGCCAAGACAGCTTGTGCCATTCTCCGCCAATCTCGTGGATCATCAGTTCGCCGCCAAGCGCGACCTGTTCGCAGACACGCTTGCCCAGTTTGTCGCCTACCGTTTTCACCGCATCAGACCAAGCAGAAATACCGCCAGCATTGAGCGCCTCGTACAGAATCAGGTCTACATCCTCCGCGGTGATGCAAACCATCGCGGATACCTTGCACCAATGGTTGTTCATCTTTCCACCTTCTTGTCGTCCGGTCTCCTTGATCTTTTTCACGTCACTCTCATTGATCGCCGAGAGCGCTTCCTGGCAGATCCACTTTCTGAAACGAGACTTTTCCCACTCGCGCTGGCCCTTCTTGAGTTCAGCTTTCTCTTCGGGCGTCATGTCCTTGCCGTACCACTTCGCCGTATCGCAGCAATTCACCACGCCAGCCTTGGCCTCCACTTCGCTCGTAAGAAAAACCGTCTCATTCGCATTTTCGCTCATCTTGTCATTCCTCCTCATCGTCTTCGATTTCGGGCAGAGCTGAACTCGGATGCTGCCAGTCGCAGTACCAGAACAGGTGTCTTGCCTTCTCTGCGTCCCCGCCGCACTCTTCAACGAAGTCGTTGCCGGTGTAGCAGCAACCGACGATTTCCTCCACGTCCTCCGGGCCGTTTGCAGGTTCCGTGACCGGAATCAGGTTTAGGGCAAGGTCGGGAATGTAAATGATGTCGTCGCTCCGTTCAAACCGAGTGGCCTTGAAGATTTCGCAATCCTGACCGTTTCTGAATGCGAACAGGTCATCCATGACGGCTCCACCGAGCAGCTTCTCTCGCAATTCTGCCTTTGTCATTCCTGAGTGCCTCCTCTGCAAAGACTTTCACCACAGCCGGGGCAGTAGTCGGGGTAATCGGGAGCGTCGCAGTCCTCGTACCATACGTGGTTACACCGGAGGCATCTATACTGCCGCAGTTCCACGTCCTCGGCAGGCCCGTCGCCTGTCTCGTATTTTCTCTGTGCTTTTGCCGCCTGCGCGGCTTCCTTTTCCCCGGCCAGCCACATCATGCACTCGGTCAGGTCGGGGAACTCTTCCGTCCAAGCGTCGCCGGTGCTATTGTCGATGCCGATGTACTCAACGCCAGTCTCCAGCACGAACAGGCCACGAGGCCCGCGGTGTTCGATGATGGCGTTTGCCTCCTGCTGGCTGACGTATTTGAACCACCGATAGTCCTCATGTACCACGCCGCAGTTGGGGCAAACCCAAAGTGGGACGTTGTTGCGCTTCCCGAACCTGCCAAAGTAGATGTCCCGCGAAACGTAGCTTCCGCAGTCATAGCATCTTGTAGCCTGAGCTATCATTTCCACACCTCCTTCAGTTCCAGCACAAGTTTCGGATCTCTCGATCAGAAAGTCCAATCGTTCCATCCAACATCTCGGTCAGGAAGTCGTACTGTTCGTCGCCCCCCATGCGGTCGGCGTACTCCAAAACATTTCGGATGATGCGAGCCGCAGCGCCGTCAATGCTGAACTCCTCCAGCAGCCACTCATACGCCTTTTCCATCTCAGCAATCACCAGCCCTTTCGTAGTCATGCACCGTCCGGCGCTCGCCGTCGTCTTCAATATACGGGCGATGGATGTCGAACCCGTGGTCGAGCATCACCTGCTGCACCGCATCGACAGCCTCGCCGATGTGGTACATATCCCAGTCGAACTCGTCCTCGTCCTGTTCCAGAAGAACCAGCAGGAACCGGTACATAGCGTTGTCGATCTCGTCCAGACGCTCAATCTGGCGAGGCGACAGCTCTGCTCGGTCATCTTCGTCATCAGACTCGCCTTTCAGCACATCCTCCATCGCAGACGCCAGCTTGTTCAGCATCAGTTTGATGTCATCAGCATCCTTCACAAGCGTCTTGAGGTCAGGGACACCGGACACCCGTCCCTGTGCCTCAATCCACATCTTGGCGTGTTCCTCAGCGTCGAAGCCATTCGCATAGGAACGAATCTCGCGCACCATGTCGTCCGCGTTGTTGACATCGTCCGCGCCGACGTCGAAAGAGAAATCTTCACCGGCGGGGCTGTTCTGGATAAACTCCCATTCGGTGTCGCTTTCATGGATGCACCAGCCAAGCTCTTCTGCCTTATCGAGCAGATCGTCGATGTTCACGTCGTTCCCCAGCTCGCCGATGTCGATTTCGATGACGGGCATCTTCTGGCTGAGACCCGCGCAGTATTCGCACCAAGCGTCAGTCGGCTCGTCCGTGTCCTCGTCGTAATCACAGAGGGCAAGGCTTTCGATGCCGGCGGCCTGCGCAATCTCTCGCATCACGTCTCCATAGCAGGAGCCGTTGCGCTCAAAGCCGCGCATCCGCTCTTTGATGCTCTGCTCAATGTCATTGGCCCGTTCCTGCGGAACGATCATAACGCTGTCCATCCAGCGGTTCGTTTCGGATTTGCACCGAATGGCTACCATGTTTTCACTCATATCGTCTGTCCTTTCCTGCGCATCCGCATTGACGCGGACGCAATTTCAAATTAGCCACGTGGAAACCGATGCCCGTAGAGGCCCCTGAGAGGCTCTGTATAGCACGTTTCCGTGCGGTGGTGAAAGTGTATGCTTTCTGCCGTACAGCACGTTCTCGGTCTTGTGCGGCGGTTTTGGCAGGTGTTACGCCTTGCTGTTATGGTCGCTCAGTAGCTCCAGCTCTCTCTCGATGGTCTCGTCCAGCCTGTGCGAGAGGTTCTGAGTGAGCCACAAAGCGGTCGGCGTGTACTCCGTGATGTCTTCACCCGTCTGCCGGTAGAAGCCGTCCATTGCCGCCTGACCCATGCCGTACTCAGCCCTGCTCTCTCGCCAAGCATCAGTCAGCTTGACCCGATGCTTCTGAAGCTGTTCGAGCGTCATCTGCCCGATGTCTTCGGTGAGCAGCTTTCTCGCCTGTGCTATCTTCATCTGCGCTTCCTCCTATCGGATGCCAAGCTGCCGGTTGCGGTTATGCACGTCAACACCGATCTCGCCGATGGCGACAAGCAAGTCACGTTTCTCGTCGGTGTCGTTGGACTTCTCCCAGCGGTCGATGGCCTCCTTTAAGGCGTCGATGTAGCTGGCGTTCGTGCGGAGCAGCTCCACCGCCGTCTTATTCATTCCGACGCCTCCATTTCATCGACCAGCTCCCACCGGGTCTTGTACTGCTTCTGGATTTTCCAGTCAACGATACGCATATCGTTGGCGGTGTCCTCGTCGATCACAATGTCGATGCCGAAGCCGCCGCACATCTGCGTCTGGGTGTGGGCGCCTTTGCTGCGTTCGCGGATCAGCGCGTTCAGGGCATTGGCCGCGGCCTGCTCGCTCTTGAACGTATGGCGGCTGACCCAGCCCATTTCCTTCCATCCCTCTGCCATGTTCTCCAAAATCCAGAACCCGCGGCCGCTGCGCTTCATCCACGCATCCTGATAGAGAACGCGCCATACCGGAATCAGCTCCATGCCGTCAACAACGATTTTCTTGTCTTCCATGTTTACGCTTCCTTTCTGGAGCAAAGCTCCGGTTGATACTGCAGAACCTCTTCGATGATGTGCTTGGCCTTGACGATGCCGAACTCCTGAAGAAGCTGCTGCGGCGTGTAGATGTCCGCCATCCTAACCGACCGGCGGCCGGTCGTGTACGCCTTCTTGAGCGCCGTCTTGCTGGTGTACTCGGTGCTGAACGCCCAGCGCACATCCTCGGAGCCGCACTGGTTGCAGTTGCCGCTACGCTTGATGAAGTAATACGCCTTCCCCATCGTTGTTCTCCTTATCCGTAAATCTGAGTGACGATCTCAACGCCGGCATTGATGGCCGCAGGGATGTCCGTCCCAAGCTGCCGGTAAAAGTCAGGATGAACAATGCACTCATAGGCTCTGCACATCGTATCTCTCTGCTCCGCTGTGATGTTGATGCGGAAGCCCTTTGCAATCCGCAGGGCCTCTTTGAAGTTGCCCGCAGCCACAGCCTCGCGCACGATGTCAGATTTGCGTTTCATGTTCTCCGTTCCTTTCTAATTAGCCGGTTGGTTAATTTGTAACTTTATTATACTGCGATACCTACCTATGTCAATATGTTTTCGTTAATTTTACAAATTATTTTTCTGTATCATATTCATATACGTTTATATTCGACAGGCAGAAAAAGACGGCCCCAGCACGAGGCTGAGGCCGCTCATTTACGCTTCTGCGGTTACTATGTACTTTTTGAGCTCAAGCAGCTCCAACAAAATCGCGTCGATCCGCCGGTTGATGGCGTCGCTTCCAGCTTTAGGGGCAGGCGTCGGCTTCTCAGGAACAGCTACCTGCATCGGCGCTGGCAGTTCCGTCGGCGTCTGTTCGTCTGGCTTGCCCAGCTTGCAGGCGAACACCTTGCCCTCGATCCACGCCCTCGTTTCCTTGCTGCACCCGAAGATGTCCAAAATCATCCGCCCGCAGCGTTCGGTCACGAAGTACATCGGCACAGACCGGCGGGATGCGCCGCCCGTCTTCCCGTTGACCGGAAACGGCAGCTTCACCAGCTTCACGTCGCTCTCGCTTTTCGCTTCGCGCTGGCACCACTTGGTCGGATAGGCACAGCCGCAGGCGGCCAGCAGATCCCGTGCCGCATACATCGTCTCGCCTTCGTTCAGGAGAACGCGGACTGCGCTGCCCTCCTGCTCCACAACGGCTACTCTTCCAATGAAACTCTTGACGGTCTCACTCATACCGCACCGCCTTTCTCCGCTTCACGGTTCGCAAAGTTCACCGCGAAGATGGCGTTGCAGACCTCCATGTGGCCGGCGAACTCTTCCATCTCACCCATCAGCGCGTGAACTCTGTCCTTGATCTCGTAGAAGGCCAAGGCGCCTCTGTCCCTCTTCTCTGCCTCTCCCTCGGCCATGTCGAGGAAGTAGAAGTAGGTGGACTCGAACATCTCCAGAAATACATCCAGCTTTGCCGCGTCCGCTCTCAATTTGTCGGGGGTCGTCATCATAAGTGTATTGCTCCTTTCGTCGTTCTTGACAGCGGCCGGCAGCCATGTTACACTTACCTTGCTCAGAGGTGTGTAACGCAGTCACAGGTGGCTGCTGAACCGCCGGAACCCTTGGTGTTGCAAGCACTGAGGGTTCTTTTTTGTTTCCTGTGATTTGATTATAACATTTTACCTACCTAAAGCAAGATAGGTGCGCGGTAATAACATTTAACCGTTCGGATAACAGCAAAAACGCGAAAAAGCCCTGCGTCAGACGACGCGGGGCTATACTCGTTTTTACGCTCATATACTTTGCCTATCTCTCTTTCAGAATGACCCCAGCCATCTCCGCAAGCATCTCAATCTGGGACGGCGTCGGATCGGACTCGGAAAAAATTTTTTGAATTTTTTCGGCCTCCGTGCCTTCTACGAGGTCTGGCAGGATATAATTCGGCGAAACTCGTAATTCGCGGCATAAAGTGGCGAATACCGGCAGGCTCGGCAGCTTCTTGCCGCCCTCAATCTGGCGCAGATACGTCGAATTGATGTTGCAAGCCTCTGCCAACTTCTCAGCCGTCAGGCCGCGGTCTTTTCGGGCTTTGTTGATTCTCGTTCCAAATAGCTTCTTGTCCACTTTTTGCTCCTCCAATGATGTATGCCGTCGGTTCATACCACCTCTTCTCATAGCTTACAGCCCCGTTGACGCTCACGAAATCCACTGTTAGAATATAGGCCATGAGCCAGTAGACTATACCACATGAACGGAGGATATTTTCATGGGTCTTTCAGGGTCTAAACTCTACCGCCTTTCCGGTGGCACCGTCATCCCGGCCAGCGAGGCTCTATATCCCGCAGAGGCCGACCTTCAGCAGCTTATTGCAGAAAATCCGCAACTGCTACTCAGTTCCCCCGACGAGGGCCAACGTCTTTACCTGTTGCGCCGAGAACAGCCCGTGCGCGATGCTCCAGATGGGCCAGCCCTTTTCTCCATTGACCATCTCTTCATTGACCAAGACGGCCTCCCCGTGCTCGTCGAGGTGAAGCGGAGTACCGACACCAGAATCCGCCGCGAGGTCGTAGGCCAGATGCTCGACTACGCCTCCCGTATGCGGGCGTGGAGCGCCAGCGAACTCAGAGCGTCCGCGCCGCTTCTGGATGCTCCCGACGATCTGTGGGCCGCTCTCGACGACAATCTGAGGGCTGAGCGGATGCGGCTGATTTTTGCAGCCGACTCCATCCCTGACTCTCTGGCTTCCATGATAGACTTCCTCGACCGCAGCATGGACAGTATTGAAGTCTGCGGCGTCGAAATTAAGCGGTACGTTTCTGAGGACGGTGCCGAGCTGATCTCCTCTACGATTGTCGGCGGCGGCAATTCACCTGTCAAGCAGGCTGCCAGATACTCCACTGTCTGGGATGCCGACAGCATGGCCGAACAACTCAGCCAGCGTGGAAACTCAGCCATCGTTCCGGTCGTCGCAGCTCTCACATCATTTGCCTCCAGCACCGGACTGCAGATCAGTTATGGCCACGGTACGAAGTTTGGCGTATGCAGGGCGCTTCGGAACGGCCGCAAGGTATTTAGTGTGACATCGTGGGAAAAAGGCCATACGGGTCTCAGGACAGCCGTTGAGGTATCTTTACCGTCGTTGGTAGACCAGACCTGCGGCACGTTCGAGGAAGGTGTGCTGCGCTCCATGCTCCTGACGTTCCCCGACGCTTCCCCAGCCGACTCCGAGCAATTCATCTTCGGCTCCAGCCAGTTCCAGTATATCGACCTGCGGTTACTTGCAGAGCCATCAAATCTCTCACACTTCCAGAGCGCCATCACTCAAATTGTTCAGGCCATCCCCACAGAATAAGAAAAGCGGCTACGCCCCGAAATAGAGCGTAGCCGCTATTTTACTGCCCTCTGGAGCCGCTGGAGCGTCGCAGAATGATGGATTGTATGCCGGCGGCAACGTAAATCGACCTACGCTGGTCATTACCGATGCCACAATTCCTTGGAAACCTCGGCCAACTCTTCTTTGAGTGCAGAGAGTCGTTCCTCGAACTCGTACTCCGTGATTTCGCCCGTCTTCCGCAGGCCGCGGAGTATCGAGATCTCCTGTGGGATCTCCGCATAGCGTTTCCGCAGATAGTCAATGCGGGAGTCCTGCTTCGCAATCTCCTGCCGCCAACCCTCCCAGAGCGGCGTCGTGAACTCCTTCCATTCCAGCTCTGGTAAGGCCACGCTCAGGTCATCCCGCGCTTTATCGTCCACGTTCAGCGGTGGATGAAGCCGCAGGATGTAGTAGATCTCGTACAGGTTCATATCCGCTTCGCTTCCCAGTTCCGCATACTCGATTTTCGTCACCTGCTCTATGTTGACGGTACGGTGCATCGGCTTGCTGAACAGGTGGCCGCGTATTCTGCTCTGCAACGGCTGCTTGGTGCGGCCAACGTACACGAGGCAGTTTCCGTACCAGATCCGATAAATCAAGAACCCTTGTACTCTCATTTGACGCACCTGAAACCGGCGAATTGCGCCAGACCTGCGCTTCCGTCCGGGCATTTGCACGGAATGTGCATCGGCACGTTATTTCGCGTAAACGGGTTCGCCGCGAGCTGCTGATGCTGGATCACCTTGCCGAGCAGGGCTGGGAGCATTTCGGTCGGCACCTCCTGAGGCTGCGATCTGGACAGCAGCCGACCACACAACGGACATTTGTAAACCGGCTGATATTTCATTCCGCATACCCCTCCGGCCGCATCTCCCAGTACGCAGAACGCTGGGCAATCGCCATGTCGATCAGCCAAAACTTTTCGCGTTCGTCCATCAGAACATCAACCGACCATTGCCCCGTCAGTCCTTGCACATTCTGCATTGCATCAGCGACCTTGTCCTGAACGGCATCCTTGAAGTGTGCATACACGCCTTCCAATCTTTCTCGCTCATGCTCGAAAATAATCTTGTCGGTGGCGTGGTGCAGGTGCGGGTAAACATAGTCATAGTCCCAATAATTCGCGGTGAAGATCGGTTGTCTGGCGTCGAAGTCGTAGAAGACTCGGAACTCTGGCCGCAGAGGCAGACCGTTGTAGATGCAAGGCGTCATCCCCGCGGAGCTTTCGATGAACTTTCGTACCACGATTTCGTCCGCGCCTTCTGCTCCGCAGCATATCGCCTCGTAGTTGATTAGGATAATCGCCCGGTACAGCTCATGCAGGCCGTACAGATTGCACGTCCCATTCGCATTGAACTTGTTGCTGAAGCGGCCATTCTTGACGAACACATGGCCGGTCAGCCCCATCTCTTTCAGCTTCGGGATGACGCGCTCCTCCAGATACGCCTTGACAGCCTCTTCGTCCTCCTTCGGGTGCTCCATGTAGAACGCCTCATAGAGCCGTTTCGCGTATTCCGGTTCCTTCTCCGCACTCGGCAGCTTCGTGTAGAATGTCAGCGGCGTCGGGATGCCGCAGTCCTTGATTTTCGGATACCAGAAGCTAAAGTCGTTCTCGTGCTCTCTCGTATAGTCAAACATCTTTTGTCTCCTCCTCTTCGTATTTGGCAAACTCCTTTGCCGTGTCGAGGAATTGTACTCTCTGGGCCTCTACCAGCCCAACCGTGCCATCCCGACGTTCCAGTACGGCATAGGCACCAGCAACGACACCGCCGCCATGCCCGCCACGCATGAGCGACGGCGGCACAATCTGCGAGATTTGCGTGAACCCGTGGAACCAATAGACCTCTTGGCCTACTTTGCACAGGCGTAGCTTGCTTGCGTTCATTCTTCCCCCTCCTCATGCGTTCTTACACTATGGATGTCAGCGCTATATCCGATAGGCGGCTTTCCAGCGACCATCTTTGTGTTCTTGCCGTGATAGCTCACGACGGCGTGCATACCGCCGCCGAAGTTGACTCCGTATGTCCCGTTCTCGTCGATAACATCGGACGCCGCCGGCAAGAAAGTGAGCGCTTCGACAGGCGCGTCTATCAGATGAATCGTACCGCAGAAGATGATGATTTTCTCGTCGTCAATCAGCGTTTTCACAGCTCTGATGCACTGCTCTTCAAGCCGATACACGGTTTCGGGGGTCATCGGCTTTCCAAGTGCATTTTCGACGATGCTTTTGAGATCGTTCTGATTTTCTTCCATGTTCAATCCTCCAATGAAATGTGAACCTCATATCCGTAATAATGACTTCTCCCCTTGTAGGTTGCGACGCCCTTTGTACCATCCGAGAAGTAAACGAAATACTCTTCTTCCCCGTCGACCTTGTCGGTCACTTCCGGTAGGAACGGAAGCACAGTATCGGGTGCATTGGTGAGAAAAATGCTTTTACCGGATATGAGGATATCGCCGTCTTTCAGCATCCTTCTTATGATATCTTCGCACCTCCGCTCGACTACGTAAAGGCATCTCTGAGCATCATAAACACGCATTGCTGAATCTGCGATGTTTTGGAACGGGTCTTCTCTTTGAATCAGCATGGCTTCTTCCTCTCGCTGTCGACCAGCCATGAGATGTACTGTCGGCATGTCCCGCTGAAATCCGCAACGCTGACATACGTTCCGGGTGGAAATCTCTTGGTCTTCGACACATGATCCTCGCAGTCCTTGAACGGGCACGCATCGTTGGCACAGTATGTGATGTCGTACGGGCAAACAGGCATTACGTTTTACCTCCGTCCCCGATGGCGAGGCGTCCGCTTTGGAACGCCTCGTAGATTGTCCGCTCGTTCTGATCCACTAACTTCGGGAAGAACAGCTCGTCCATCGTGGCCTGCTCTGTCTCCACCAGCGCCACTTGCGCAGCAATCCAGTCTTTCAGGTTTCGCCACGCGATGCGCTCAGCCTGCTCGTCATCGCATTTAGAGCGTTCCTTTGCCATGACAGCCTTGACGCCCTCCGGTTTGGCTTCCAGCCGAAAGCCGCGAAGCATTCCGCAGCATTCCAGCGCGAATGTGACGGCGGTGACTCGCCCGCCTGCGTCGTAGTCCATCATCACCTTGCGGGCGCCGTGGGCGGCGAGGATGCCTTGAATCTCGCCGACGGTCTGAACCGCCGGCACCTTGGTCGTGTAGTTCTTAATCGGCATCTGCAGTCCTCCTCTCAGTCGATGAACCGGATATTCTCCGCCGCGGTGTTCCACACCTTACCGTGCTCGTCCTCGACAATGCCTGTCGTGACAGGGACGGCTCCATTATCGAACTCCTCGAACGTGCTTCCCCATGTGTGGAACCATGCGGCAAATTCATCCTCGCGCCAACCGTCGTTCGTGCGCTCATACACATGGGCGATACACTTGCGGCAGTTCGGCGCAGGCGGTTTCCCACGCAGAGGCCCTCCCTCTTGCCACGGGCGGAACTGCTGGATCTTCTCCAGCAGGCCCTTCGGATTGCCGTCGAAGAGCAAGGCTCGGTCATCGACGTAGACTTTTGCGGGCGGCTTTTCCGCCGCCACATCATCGACCTCAATGCCGTTCTCCCGAAGGTAGCGCCGCACCGTTCCCATGCCTTCAGGCGTGGCGCATCTGGTGGACACGACCACCACTCTGTACCCCGCAGCTCTGATCCGCTTGATTTCTTCGTCAATGAGCGGCACGGGCGGGTCGGGTACAACGTCTACGCCCTGCCAGCCACTCACATAGGAATGAATGACGCCGTCAAAATCCAGCACCACATTCGGCTGATACTTCATCTCCCAAGCCATTACTGCGCCTCCTTGCCGGTTCCGGTGCTGCCCCAGCCGCCACGGTTCGGGTTGCCGAGATCCTCGACCTGCTCGAACTCAACAGGCTCGTCCTGCTTCACGAGCCGGAACTGGCAGATGCGCGTCCCCTTCGGGATTTCCGTATGACGGATGGCAACCGCTGGGAATCCCCAGATGTCATCGTTACCGCAGTAGCTATGCTCGATGATGCCCACGCTGTTCGCCATGATGACGCCGAAGTTCTTGCAGGTCGAGCTTCTGGGAACGACCTGCGCATAGTAGCCGGCAGGAAGTTCCATCGCAATGCCGAGCGAAATAATTTTGAAGTCCAACGGCTCCAGAACGATGTCCTCGGCGGTGTAAAGGTCAACCCACTCGCCATGTGACTCGGGCAGCGGGTTCCCGTGCGTGTTGATTTTGACTTTCATGTTAAGCCCTCCTTGATGTTTCGTATCTGTAATCGTAGCCATCGAGCCTGTACGGGTCTTTCACTTTACCCGTACATCTGGCCCAAATGGCGTTTTGGCTGATGTAGTTCTTCTTGGCCGCCTCTCGTCCCGAAGAGTAAATGGCAACCACTTGACCGTCCTGATCGACCTTTATCACGGCTTTGCGCCGGTTCGCGCTGGAGAGTTTGCCGCTGACCTGCTTGCTGGCGAATGAGAGGTTCACCAGCTCACAATCCATCTTCGCCCCGTTCCGATGGATGATGTTATACCCCGGCCGGCGGCCACCCATGAAGGCGTCGGCCATGAGCCACACAACAGGCACATCTACTTTTCGGTTGTCCGCTGTCCGCATCTTCACGCAGGCACGGGTTCGTCCGCTGATGTACGGCTTCAGGACGTACCACTCGCCACTCTCCAGTTCCTTTCGGACGACCGCTTCGCGGTTGATTTGGTATCGGAAGCGATAGCCGGGGATTTCTACCCATTCCGCGCTGTCAGGCGTTTGGCTTTTACACCGCTTCGCGCTCATGCCTTGTCTCCGGTTTCGTCCAGATAGGTCGCCTGCAGATCGGCGATGTGCAGCAAGACGGCCAGCGGGAACTTGTCAAAGGCGTTGCCAACGCTGTACCCGCCGCCTTGGAAGTCGTTATCCGAGAACCCCATGTGCCAACGGATCGCCATAGCCTCCTCGCGGCTCAGGCGTATAAACCCAGAGATGATGTAGACGCTCTTCTCACCGTGCCCGTAAGGCAGCTTGTCATCGACCACATAGAACGGGTACTGCTCCCACCTGCCCTGATCGTTCTTGCGGTTGCGCATCTCGACCGCATAGAAGTTCGCTTTGCAGATGTCGTGAAGCAGACCACAAACCGCAATCGTCTCCATCGACGGCTCGTTGAAGCCCGGAGTGATGGTTGCTTCGTTGGCGCAAATCGCCTTCATGCGCTCAAACACATGGAGGCTGTGCTCAAGCAACCCGCCGGGGCTGGACAGGTGGAAACGGGTGCTGGCCGGTGCCGTAAAGAAGTCCGAGGACTCGATCCACGCCAGCAGCTTGTCAGCGCCCGGTCGCGTGATATTCTCTGTGTACGCCTTGATAAACTTGTCTTTCATGCTCATATCCTCCTCAAAAATACATCATGCTCAGTGCCCAAGACGCCAGATGCAGAACGCCCGCAGCCGCGAACAGCGCGATATAGACGTGCTTGCCTCGGCCGCTCTCGCCGATAACGCCGACGGTTGCCAGCACCATCACGATCATCGTAAACACCTGAAAGAACTTCACTTCACATACGCCCCCTTCCATGCCTCGATTGCTTCGTCGCAGAACTCCCCATCGCACTGGCCGACGACGCCCTTCCTGCCTTCGCAGTATTCACACAGATCCGTTTCGAGCATATCGACGATCTGGTCATCGGTCATGTCCCCGTAATACTCGCCGTTGGTGAGCTTCACGGCAATGAAGACGCGCCCGCCGTCAACGAACTGCTGACAGAGCTTCAGCTTCCACTCACCCAGCACAGCCTTGTGCATAGTCTTCTTGGTGCGAGGGCCAAAATGGACGATGAACCAGTCGTGCTCCAGCAATTCGGCCACGCTGTCAACACGGTCGCCCTGCTTGTACTTCCTTTTCATTTTCATACTCCCTCCTAAAATCCATTCCATATCTGCTTGCCGTGATACTCGAAGCACTCGGCGTCGCAGCAGTCTTCGTGCGTCAGATCCGCAAGCCGTTTGCGGCTGCGGGAGATGAACAGGTCGGAGTCCATAGGTGGTTTCGGGTTCCTATCCCTCAACAGCTCGTCTACCTCCAGCAAACTCGCGTAGGTCTGTGGCTGATGTTCCTTGAGGTGCTCGAAGAAATGGTTCCGGTGGAACGGGCAGAAGCAGCAGGCAGACGCCTTGGTGTCCAGCCCCCAAACATCCAGTATGTAGGCGTAGTTGTCAGCCCTCGTCAGTTCCATATCCACCAGTGGGAAACGGTTCACAAACATCGGGTTTGGGCTATCCTTGCACCGCTGTTTTTCCTCGAAGCTGAACCCCATGTGCATCTCATGAGCCTTCTTGTCTTCGTCGCGGAGTCGCTGGCCTTTCTTGTAGCCGAGCACATCCCATCGGACGAACTTTGAGATGCGATCTACCTTATAGTCGAGGGTGCAGTTTCGCGGCATCCTTGACTTATGGCCGTCATCGCCCAACGTCCACCACGGGATGCTGACCGTGCGACGTCTCCCGAAGTTCTGCATCAAATCCCGATGCAGCGGCGCGTCCAGCATCTCATATCGGATGCCGGCGATGTCGCAGGCTCGGTGTACGAACTCGGCCTGCTGCATGACCCACGGAGGCTCGAAGCCGAGGTCGCAGAAGACGACCAGATCATAAACCGGAACCAGCGGGTACGGGCGTTCACGGCCTTTGCTCTCAGCGTCCGCATTCTCGCAGGACATTAGGGCCAAAGCCGTCGATTGCATTCCCGCGCCGAAGGACAAAATCTTCACGTCTGTCCCTCTGCGCTTTCCCCGCGTCGGAACTCAGCGGCCATCGTATCTGCAGCCTCGCGGCTGATGCCGATTGCCTCGAACTGCTGGTAAATCTCCTCGCGGTCTTCGGGAGCCGCGGACACCAACGCAAAGGTCAATTCGGCATCCGTCGGAGCGGGCTTCTCAGGTTCTTCCACCTCTTCGGCTTCAAGGCTCTGCGCCAATCCCTCTTTGTACTCAGCGATTTTCAGCTTGCCGAACTCAATCACGGCTGTCATGTAGTCCTCATGCTCAAAACCGCCTTCCTCGAACTCACGGCTCCAATTCAGGATGTGGTGGAACAGGTCGCGGCTGTCAATCTCGCCACAGTCGGACCCGAGCATCTGCGCCGCCAGCGCCGAGAGGTCATAGACACACTCGCAAAGGCGGATCTCGCCGTCCTTGTCCGTCGAGGCCACAAACTTCTCGCCGGCATCGCTATAACCGCAGGTCTTGCAGTCCCAGACGTCTTCCCTGTCGGGCTCATGCGTGACTTCGATGCAGTCGTTCAGGCACCGAACGAACGTGCCGCTGTCATCCAGTTCCCAGTCCTGCGTGACGTGCGCCGTTGCGCAAAAGGTCTTGCCGCCACATCGCGGGCAGCGCAGAACCTCATTTTCTTTCAAAATCATCACTTGCTCCTCCATCACTCAGGCTCTTTTTCAGCCCTGCATATACTCCCTCAAGGGTTTCAACGAGTCCATCTGCCTCAAGGCTGTCCGTCGAAACCAGCCTGCAATCGCTCATGCTGATGTCGTCGATCAGATGGACGCCGTAGAACTGTTCGTCAGGCTCCAAACCGGCCTTGTTCTCAATCAGCGCCGCCGTTATCTCTCCGTTCTGTTCTTTCTCGGCCTTTGCCACGAGGAAGTAGGTCGAAGAGCGGTCGCCGTTGACCGTGGTTGGGCCGTTGCCCAGATCCGCCATCATCGCCTCTGCCAGTTCTTTCGGGGCGATTGCAAAATCGAACCTTTTCATCCCTCGGGCCACCCTTCCATTTCTTCCTTGAAGTAGTCCTCGTCGCCATCATCGCAGGCACCGGACATAATCTGCTTGCCCTTGTAGAGCACGAAATACCACATCCCGTCGGGGTTCCCCACCATCTTGCGCCATGCCGCCGCAAAGTCGGCAACGCTGTCGAAGACGTAACAGGTGCGGATCGTGGCTGCGTCCTTGAAGTCGTCCACGAAGTTTTCCGCATCCTTCTCGGGGTCGCTGTCGTTCACGAACATCATAACGACCAGCCCCTTCGGAATAGCCACGTCGAAGGGCTGTCCACACTTCGGGCAAATCCCTTTCCAGCCAAGGCCGTCACGCACGATGGCCTCGTCGAACTCAAACCCGCAGTCCGCACAGGTCAATTTCATTTCAAACCCTCCTCAAACATTTTGATGTAACCATCTGTGCTCTGAAGCTGGCGCTCCACTTCTGCCTCCGTATCAGCCGTGAAGCAGTACCGCGCTACCGCGTAACCCTTCTTGCTGATCCACCAGCTCGTCTTTCTGTTGAACGCATTTTTGGCCGGGGAGAAAACGTAATCCCCGAAAATCCGCGGCTCCGGCATCGGCTTCGCCGCCGCTTCTGCGGCTTTGGCCTTTGCCTGCCACCATTTCAGCTTGCGGTCGAGCGAGTCAAACGCTCGTGCGAAGTCACAGGGAACGTCACCGTAGCAGACATCTCTGCAGTTCTTGCGGTACGGGCACTGTCTGCATCTCTTCATCAGAACGCCCTCCGGTACACGCGCTTGACGCCGATGAACGCTGCCTCCGGGTGCTTCAGCAGGTAAAACCGGCGCTGGCTCTCGTTCGGGTAGGTGTTCCCGTTTTCGAGGCGGCCGAGCAGATGGTGGTTCTCGTCGAAGAGTTCCACGAAGTAGGCCGTCTCCACGCCCATGTTCGGGTCATCCTTGGCGTAATCGTCGAGGACAGGCAGGTGCTCAACCCGTGTTCCATCTCTTTTCAGGTACATATCAGATCCTCCTATTCCATCGCGGCTCTCAGGGCCTCGATTGCTTCCGTGATGTTGTCGTGCGCCGTGTCCAGATTGTCAGCCGCGGCTTCGATGGCCGCATAGCGTTCGCTGCCCTCCAACCCCTCAGGGGCGTTGTCGAACTTCTCCTGCTCGTCATCGCGCAGGCTCTCTACCTCGTCACCGAGGGCTTCAAGGGCGTTGACGATTTTCTCAATGGCTGCCCGTGTCGCTTTGTTCATGGCTCCTCCTCAATAATCGGCGTCGAGGTTTTCATCTCGCTCGTCGTACTTGACCCCGTCGTAGCCGGTGGTCGTCATGATGCGCTCGTAGCATCTCGCGCAGACACGGCGGAACGGGATGCCGTAGTAGTCACGGGTGCCGTACATCTCGAACGGGCGCGTCTCCTTGCCGCACTTCGGGCAGGTCTCTTTCACCAGCCGATAGCCCGGAAGCGACGTCAGGTGGCCGCCGTCATCAATCAGGAAGTCATCCCACACACCATCGTCGAACAGCTTGCAGGCGGCTTCATACGCACTGTCGAAGCTGTCGTGCTCAGACAGCGGCTTGTGGTAGCGACAGCCGACGACTACGTCCTCGACCTTCAAAATCACGCCGCCGCGCCCGCACTTCGGGCAGTCTGCACCGATCTGCTTCTCGTAGCCGCAGAACGGGCAATTCACGTTCTTCTTTTCCATCAGTTCTCCTCCTTGCCGAGCCAGACCAGCAAACGGATCTGGTCGTGCATCGCTACAAGCCTGCGCTGGGCATCTGCCAGCTCCTCAATCATGGCTGGCACAAACTTGATGATGTCGTCCACATCGGAAGTCGAGATGTACTGTCGCAGCTCCATGACCTTTCTGGCCTGCCAGCACCCCGTCTCTCCAATCTTCTGGCTCAGTTCCTCAACCTTGCGGTCAATCGAGTTCTTCAGGTCGCCCATGATGAAACCTCCTTATCGTCTGCTTGCTCTGCGCCGCTGACGGGCAAGCCGTCTCTGGCGAAGTTCTTCTCTGTACTGACGCTCTACCTCTTCGTCGTCCTCGTAATCAGGCAGGCGGTCGAGGTATCGCTGGATGAACGGGATGTGCGGGAAAATGTAGTCGGCGATCAGAGCGCCGATGCCGAGGATGCCGAGGAACACGGCCAGAAATGCGAAGTCAACGATGGCCTCGCCCAGCAGCTCAGGTGTCATTTTGTTTCCTCCTTCAGATATTGAATTTCGTTCTTGACGAAGTCTTCCGCCAAGCGGTTCGCTTCTTCCTCCAACTCGTTCGCCCACGCGCTCAGGTATTCCCTGCGGACGTCCGCGTCATGCCAGTAGCCAGCGTTCAGGCCAGCGGTCGAGCAGACGATATACCCCTCAGGGTCGATGCCGAACAGCGGAGAGCCGTGCTTCCGCTTCCACTCGTTTTCCTCGCTGATGGTTTCCGCATCAGCCTTGATGATGTACTCGACCACCGAATGGTCGAAATCGTATCGGAACAGCTTGCCGCTGACCTTGACCGGATTGCTTTTCACAGGTTGTACGCCTCCTTGCCCGCTTTCCATTCCTTCATGAAGTCCTTGTAGTCTTCCTTGCCATCCACGGCCACTTCCGCCCAGAGGAACCCCGGTTCTCCAAAGATGTCGAAGTCGTAGCCCGTCTCCTCCAGAATTGCTACCGCCTTGTCTTCCTCTTCTTCGGTGAAAGAGATAATTGCCGCCGGTTCAAGCGGTCTCACCAGCTTGTCGCCGAAGGAGTTCGCCGTCTGGCGTCCCTTGTACTGCACGTTCATGTTCTTGCCTCCTGCCTCACATCTGAATTTCAAACCGGCTGAAATCATCGTTGGCGGTCAGCACATACTCTCTACGGTTTACAGCCACGGGGACACGCTCGCCGTCTCTGTATGCTGACGTTTCCATGTAGCCGGCCCAGCGGTCATCGCTCTCTTTGCGGGTCAGGGTCACGCGGGCATGGGGAGAAACGCTCAGCATATTCTCGGCTTCATACACGGTGAACACCGTCATGTGGCGCCCCTCGGCTTTGAGCTGCTTCGCAAGTTCTCTGGTGTTGTCGCTTGCAGCGGTCAGAGCGTCCAGCAGATCCATGAGCGGGTAGGTCTGGTTCAGCTTCATATTTGCCTCCTGATTTGCCGTCTGGCTTCTTTGAATTATCCATGTGGTTATCTTATGTGTTAATTATACTTTATTACCTACCTATGTCAATAGGTTTTTGCATATTTTTACGAATATTTTTACCGTATATCATTATATCCGTTTACGCTTCTGGGGCAAATTCAGAACCTTTCTGCACGGCCCGTAGACGGCCTCTGGCGGCGTTTTGACAGCAGGGGTGAAAGTATATAGGAAAAGGCGTAGCGCATCGTAGCGGTCTTGTAGGCGAATTTGGCGGTGTGCTGAGGCTGTTGCTGGGAGAAACCTCCCGAAAACGCAAAAACACCCCCATCCCGGCCGAAGCCGAAATGGGGGTGTTCAATCTATCCGCTATGCAGTTGTCAGGGCCAGCGAGGGGGCGCAAGCCCTCTGCATGGCGGGCGTATCGGGCCGGAGGTCGAAGCCCGTTTACGCTTTCTTCAGGACGGCCTCCATGATGGCTCGCAGGATCTCGTCCTTGCGGGTCAGGCCGTCCAGCTCAATGCCGTATTCCTCCGCCTTCTTTTTCAGCTCGGGAACGGTCAGCTTGAGCAGCTCGATTGCGAGGTCAGCGGCGGCTACCGCCACATCAGTCTTCACCTCTTCGGGCGTCTTGACCACGCCTGCTTCGCTATTCGCCTTGTATTCGTCGGCATACTTCCGCATCCAGTCGAAAATCGTCTGGGCGATGCTCTGAAGGCGCTCGGGGGTGAAGATTTTCTTCAGAGGGGCCGGGATCTTGACGTACAGGCCGTTGACGACCTGAGACATCTTCTCCGAGCCGGTCAGACCGGACGCCTCGGCCAGTGCAATGAGTTCGCTCACCGCACCGAGGACGTTGCCTCTGACCTTGAAGAAAAGCATGAAGCCGTAGGTGATCGCGCAGATCACGACCACAATGATTTCGAGTACGCTGAGAAAATCCATTGCATTTTCCTCCTGACTTGCGGCTCAGAGCCGCTTAATATTGTTCCTGCTTCGGGTGCCGCTGGTCATACTCACGGCACGGAAAAGGCTCCGTGTCGTGGCATTTCTCGCAGCACTCTTCGCAGGTGGGACCGTATTTCTGATTGTAGATGCACGGATTGACCTCTATGATCTCTTTTCCGCAGACCGCGCATCTCAGGATGCTCACGACGGCAGCTTGAGCTTTTGGCCGGGACGGATCACGGTCGAACTCAAGCCGTTCAGCGTCATGATTTCCTTGTAGCGGTTGCCGTTGCCGAGACGCTTCTGGGCAATACCCCAGAGAGAGTCACCGGCGACCACCGTATAGACCGCCTGCTCTGCGCCAGAGTCGGCGCCGATGTCGGCGGCATTGACCCAGCCGTAGACGGTGCAGCCGCCGCCCTGATTGACGAGGTGGTACGGGTGCTTCGCGCCCTTTGCGATACTCGTCACCTTGGCCTTGCCGGGTTTGCAGGGTACGCCGCTCGTCGCTTGACTGCTGACGTAGTGGGTCTTCCCCTTGAATTGGACGATGTCGCCGATCTTGTAGTCGGCGCCGCTTGTCTGACCGCCGGCGCTTGGTTTCGTCGGCGTGACGGGCGTGGTCGTTCCAGCACCGTCGTACTTCGGGCGGCCATAGCCGACGATCTTCGCGCTGTTCAGCGCATAGCTGCGACGCGCACACTTGTTGCTGGTGTTGCCCTCGATGGTATAGACCTTCGAGGCATCCACTTTCTCCACAAGGCCGGTGTGGGTGCAGTTGTCAATCGACGTTCCGAAGAAAATCTGATCGCCCATCTTCGGATTGGACGTGTGGAACTGCCCTTTCTGCTTGTAATACTTCGCAGACCAAGTGCAGCCCGCACCACAGGAACGCTCAGGCTGGCAAAGCAGCCGCAGGGCATTCTCATAACCGAACGCGGTCACAAAGCACCAGTCCACGAACATATCGCACCATTCGTAGCCGTTCTTCTTGCCGTTGTACCACTTCGGGTACTTCTCGTCGAAGTCTCTGGCGTACTTTGTCCAGTTCGCACTACCGGGGTTGGCGGTCTTACTGTCGAGCTGACTGTTGGACGCCTTTTCGACGTAGCCGAGTTCGCCGATTGCGACGGCGACCACGGCGGAAGCGTAGCATTTGCTCACTCCAGACACTCCTTTCTGGGCCGGGGAGTCGGCGGCGTACTTATCGTAGAACTTCTGGCCGAAACCGGCGCGGCGGGTCTTCGCCGCCTCACTCTGGTCTGCCGGCCGCTCGAAGTTCAGCAGGACGCTATCGGATGCAGCCCGCACGGTCTTCGCCGTTTTCAGTGTCGAGATGACGACCGTGTAGCCTTGCAGCTCGTTCCAGAGGAAATCAAGCTGCATCTCCAAATCACCGATGCTCTTGCCCTTCTTCTTGGCGAAGTCGAGCAGGTTCTTCTTCCGACTCCAATATGTCCACTGCGCCAGACCGTAGCCGGCGCTATCTTTCACGAAGTTCTGGTACGTCCCGTTGTCCACCGCAGCCGTGTAGGCGGCGTCGGTGAAGCTGAGGGCCTTCTCGTAGCTGTTTTGCAGGTTGGTGGGAACCAGGCAGCTTTCCGCATACAAGTTCCCCATCAGACCGGCAATCCCACAATCGGGTAGTCCCTTGGCTTTCAGGTAGTTCCAGATCTTCTCTTCATTTGTGCTTCCAATCAGCGACATTTCATGTCTCCTTTACTGGTCGCGGTTCTTCTGTTCAGCGGTGAATGACGGCTCGAAGTCCTGCGCGGGCTGCTGTGCCTCGCGCTCCATTCTCTGCCGGTCTTCCTCCGCCCATTTCCGATCCTGCTGTTTGTCCTTGGTGGTCTTGATCCAGCCCATAACGCCGCACTCGCCGCCGAGCAGGGCAAAGACGCACTGGCAGAGCGTGTCAGGGATGCCGCCGGTCGTTTCATACAGCGTGAGCATACGGTGCGTGAACCAGACAAGCGATACGCCGATGATGACCAGAATCAAGTCCATCGTTTTGATGCCCTTCTTCTTCACGTTCATCTGCGGTTCAACGCGACGCCGCGCCGTGCGATTGCGAATGCGCGACGCGATGTTGCTCACCAGCCACGAGATGACGATGCCAAGCAGGAAGCCGGCAGCGCAGAACAGGACGATATTCAGGACGCTCATACGCCCGCCTCCTTACTTTTTCAGCGGCAGAGCATCGACACCCTCAACGATGATGTCTGCATCTCCGTTCCCGCCGAGTCCCTTGTGGTAGCAGTCGTGCATGGCGTGAAAGCGGCGTCTGTCGTCGTAGGAAATCTCTCCCTTGGCGATGTATCCCTGCCCGAGATAAAGTACCCTGTCGAGCAGAATCTGCTTCAGTGCCTCGGACTGAGCGGCATCGCTGCTACGAAGGCGCTTGATGTCCTCCTGCAAACCGGCGATCGTCTTTGTCAGTTCAGCGGTTTTATCTGCTTTCTCCTCCTCGCGGTCTTCCTTCGCCGCCTTGCGGCCAGCTTTGAACTTCCACCGTTCATTGATGCCGTTGATAACGGCCGCTCCTGCCGCGCCGCCGGCGACTGCCATCAGCACGGCGGTCAAGATTTCTCCGATATTCATACTCTCGTACCTCTCTCAACAGTTTCTTGGTTTGGACTCGCTCTTCGCCGGTGAACCGGGTAACTGCATGGCGAGAGGCATCCAGATTGCGTTCATGTAAAACGGGAGCCGGTCAGAACGACCGGCTCCCGCCGCTGGGAGGTCAGATCTCCACCTCACAGGCTTCCAGGATCTCCTCGACCTGCTTACGCAGGCGAGCGGGCACCTGGTCGATGGTCTTCTTGCCCTTGATAATCAGGGTAGCGTACACAACAGCCATTTCGTCTTCCTCCTTTCTCAGCAGATATTTAAGACAAAACTCGCGGAGGGCGCTCATACGGCGTCCTCTGCGAGCAGAGCCTCCACGGCTGCCCGGAGCCTCTCCGGGACATCTTCGATGGTCTTCTCACCCTTGCGAATCAGGGTCGCGTAAATTCTTGCCATAGCTTTATCCCTCCGTAGCCGAAGTCGCTGCGATGACCTGCTCGTAGACATCGCACAATGCCATCTGAGTTTCGGTCATCTGGTTCTCCAGAGACGAGATCTTATCCGCAAACGCACCGTCGCTGACCGCGGTGGTGATACTGGTGAGCTGCGCCGTCGCGGCGTCGAGGATCGTCTTCATCTGCGCGGTCAGGTCTTCCGGCAGGTTGTCGCCATACTGGATGGCGCCAATGACGGCATTGTCCGTCTCGCGCTTAATCCACTTCTTCAGGAGGTTGCAGTAGGTCGTGTGCTTCGTGACGTAGTTCTTGTAAGCTGCGTACAACACAACCACATCGGCGGCAGAATAGGTCTTGACCTCCCCACCGTCACAGTGATACTGCTGCTCCTTTGCGCCGAGGGTGACGGCGGTAAACATGGATTCGATATTCGCCTGATCGTGCGTCTCCAGAGAGAAATGCTCCGTCCCACCGCTCAGTTCTACGTCGATACCGGCGTAGATCTTCTGCTGGCAGGTTTCGTTCGCCATGCTGAGCTGCTTCTCGGACAGCGTCAGCAGGTCATCCTTTCTCCATACGAGTCCCATGACTTTCCCTCCTTACTGGAACGCGCCGCTCACGCCGGAGATATATCCGCCGGCGGACGTGCCGCGCTCCACAGTGATGCGGAAGTTGAACGCCGCGCCGTTTACCGCGGTCTTATTCTTGAACACGATGTTGGCGCCGCTCTTGACCTCCGCGGTGACGTCCTGCCACACCGGGCTGGTGTCCTTCGCGTTGTTGGTTGCCTCGACCTTGTAGACCGCGCCGGCCGGGATCTGCCCCACGACCGACATGACCGCCGCCGTGATGTCGCCGGAAACCGCCAGCGGCGTCTTCAGCGTGATGGTCGCCTTGTGGACGGCTTTCGTGAAGGTGGCCGTGAAGGTCGCACTCGCCTTTCCATCGTTCACTTCGATGGTGATGGTGTGCGTTCCGTTCAGGATCTTCTGGAACTCCGCCGCGGTGCTGGCGCACTCGAAGGTGAGCTGCGTACCGCTGGTGACATTCGTGCGCGTCTTCTTCACGGCACCGTCCAGCTTTTCCGTGACCGTCAGCTTGTCGCCGTCGGCATCGTTGGGCGTGTACTTGAAGCTGAACGCCGCCGTCTTACTGCCGAGGTTCACGCCACTCGCACCGCTGGTACTGGTGATAGTCGGGGGCGTATTCGTAGATACGGTGCCGTCATCAGAGACCAAGAGTGTAGAGGGAAGAATCAAAGCGGGGCGGATACCGTACGAGTTGGATGCGTTGCTGTAGTTGTAGCGGCCGTCGGAGTTGACGAGCCACACGTTGCCGGTGTTGCTGGTGTACGGGGAGCGGAGCCACCAGTGGGCGGCCGAGCCGTTCAGGTACGCAATGCGCTTGTTCAGCGCAGACGAACCGGTTCCAGCCTCGAAGTACGACAGCTTCGCACCGTCTACCGGGAAGTAGGGGTTGTCGCTGGTCGTGAAGCCAATCTCGTAGCCGGACAGCAGGAAAATCTTGCAGAGCAGGCCGTTAGCACCGCTCTGATCCGAGCCGCCGGAACCACCGTTCTTGCGATACGGGAGTTTTACCTGCTTGATTGCATCCCTGATGTTGCTCTCAAACAGGTTGAGGAACGTTCCATTCAGATAGCTGTGGATGGTACTGTTCTCCAGATTGTTCACATTCGAGCTGTGCCACTGTCTGTTCTCGTAGATGTCCTTCATCAACAGCCAAGTGCCGTCGCAGGAGTTATCGTACAGAGAACTCGGCTTGCCCTGATGGACAACGATGAACTCTTTTGCCGTACCGTTGACTTTCAGCTTGACGGTGCTGCCGACGGCCTTGGTGCTCAAAAGCACATTTGCCATTTCGTTTTTCCTCCTTGATAAGAGTTAAGAGTCAGCCCACGGAGGAACGTCCGTGGGGCGTTGGGCATAAGAAAAGGAGCCGGATTTCTCCGTCTCCCTGTTCTGATGCTGTTTCTTGTAGAGGTTGCGGCATTGGCGAAGCCTTCGCTTATCGCGTACCGCACGGTTTCCGTTGAGTTTCCGGTGGATCTCCACCGGCTCACCGATGATAGCCTCCACCTTCTTTGCGTATTTCGCCCGCAGCTCGTGCGTATCGCCGTATGCCGCGTGTGCGTCCCACGCTCCGAAACTCTGGAGGATAGCGTCCTTCGTAACCTCGCCGCGCTTGTAGGCTTCCTCCCAGAACTTCACCTTCGCACGGATTCGCTGGATGCTGTCCCGTCGAAGTTTCTGGATGATGCCACCGCTTTCGGTGATGTACGAATGGAAGCCGAGGAAGTCAATACCGTTCCTCAGCGGAAAAATGCCGGTCTTCTGGTTCAGCTCCAAGCCCCAGCTATCCATCAGGGCGCGGATGTCCTTGAGGATCTCTTTCAACCGCTGTTTGTCTGAGAGGATGACGTAGAAGTCATCCATGTACCGTCCGTAATACTTCAGGCGGTATTTCTCTTTCATCAGGTGGTCGAACTCGTCCAGAAACATCAGGGCGAGTAGCTGGCTGGTCTGGTAGCCGAGGGGCAGCCCGTCGGTCGTGTTGATGTAGACGCACAGCAGGTCATAGATCTGCGGGTCTACGCCGCGCTTATCGAGCAGCGCCTTCAGCTTGCGCTTCAACAGGTCGTGGTCGATGCTGGCAAAGAAATGATGCACGTCACCTTTGAGAATCCACCCATCGGTTCCGCGCTTCTCTCGCCGGTAGTAATCGACCATGTGCTGCTTCAGCCGCATCAAACCATCGTTGGTGCCTTTGCCGGTCTGACTGGCGAAATTGTCCCGAATGAAGCTCTTCGTGATGGCTTCATACAGGATGTTGTCCACGACCGCGTGGAGGACGACTTTGTCCACGAACGCGGGTGCTTGGACGAGCCGCTTCTTCGGCTCATAGACATAAAACACCTCAAACCTGCTCGGAACGTAGGTCTTGGTGTGCAGGATCGTTGACAGCTTCTCGGTGCAGGCCAGAACATTTTGCTCGTACTGAGCCGTTCCGGGCTTTGACCGTTTCCGCTTTCTGGCCTCCAAGTAAGCTGCGTACAGCGTTTCAAAGCTGCACATCTCTTGATAGGTCATAAACTCGCTTCTTTGCTGTTGTTGCTTCCTCTGGTCTGGGTATAGGGCAAGCTCCAGACCAGCCATCACTCCTAACACCGGTCGTCTTGCCCCCGGCAGCCGCAGCATCCAAGTCAGGATGGCGAGCCTCGGTGTGATGTGTTTATCGTCCATCCATGCACAGACGGGCGACAGGATATGACTCCCTTTGATGATGGTGTACCGTGTTCGACCCATCGAAGGGTTTACTAATCTCACTTTCCATCAGAGCGGGGCGGATGCCGTTCGAGTTGGATGCGTTGTTGTTGTTGTAGTTGCCGTTGGAGTTGACGTTCCACACGTTGTTGGTGTTGTTGGTGTTCGGGGAGCGGAGCCACCAGTTGGCGGCCGATGCGAGTCATACCCTAACTCAAGGCGGATGCCTCCGCCATGAACCCTGATTACTTCCGTGCGGACTGGGCTGCGGAGCAGGCGGACATCACCAGATTGTAGAGGCTTCTGTCCTCCTTTTCCTTTGCTTCCGAACGGAGCTTGTTGGCTCTGCCGCGGTCTCCCTTCAGCCACGCCATAGCCATATACTTGACGTCTGTGACTTTCTTCGTCCAGACGCCTGCCTTCTTCACGCTGATGATGCCCTCGTCCATACAGATCGTGATATACTCCAGCAGCAATGAGCAGCCGTCCACCACTTCCTCGATCTTGTGGATTCTATCCTCATACGCCACCACGAAGTTCGTGTTGTTGGCACGGTGGATGTCCGTCAGGATCTTCTTCGCGGTTTCGCGCATATCCTCTCCATACATTCGGAAGGTACTCTTTGTGAAGCCCTCCTTGTCCTTGGTATCAAGGACGTGTACGACCTCTTGGCAGACCATCTTGACATCGCAGATGTCGTCGAGTTCGGCAACCCGTGTGATAATTGCTCGAACGTCGGCCTTGCTGATGTCGCCGGAGACAACCCTCGTCGCCTGCTTGGTATATTTCAGAAGCTCCCTTGCTCTGTTGCCAAGCAGAAACTCCTTATCGGCCATGTCTGCACTTCCTTTCCGGGCATTGCCCGTTTAATACGGCGGCCAGATCTTCAGGCTCGCCGACGAAAATGCAGCAGTCGCTCTTGACGGTCAGCGTCCCATAATTTTGAGCGTGGGTCATACCGCAGATGACAAGATCGGTGCTGCGCTTGAGGTCGCACGGAGGCGTGATCGCTGAGAACAGGTTCCCGATGATGCAGGAAATTTCATCAGCGGGGCGTGAGAAAATGATTTCCTCTGCCATCAGAACTCGATCCTGCCCAGCGATGCGTTCCATACGCCGGTCACGTTGACAGCGCCCAGAGTGGTGAAGCCAACGCTGAACGGGTTCTTCGTGATGTCGGTGCCGTACTTCAGCTCGATAGCTTTGACGGCCGCTTCGACGGACGCGACGGAAGCGCGGATGTCGCCGTGGGCGGATGCGTCGCTGTTGTGGGCGGCGATGTCCTGATCCACGAGGTCATCGGTCTGCTGCTTCGTGTATGCGTCGATGTCGGGCCGCTGCGAAGCGGTCAGCTTGCCGTTGGCGTCCAGAGTAGCCAGACCACCCGGCGTACCGACCTGCTCGGTAGTGATATACTTGCTGTCGTCGGTCTGAGCCTGACCGACATTTACAGTTCCGTAAGCCATAACGTCAGGTTACTCCTTTCCTTGATTCAGCTTGTACTCCGCGGCAATCGCTTCGGTGGGGACGGATCTTGCCCACACGCGGATCTTCCCCGCCAGCGTTTCGTTGGTGGGGCACATACCGCATTCGATAGCCGCGTCCATGCTGTTCGGGGCAATCGCAATATCAGCGCGGTCTTTTGCCGTCACTCCTTCGACCGTGATGTCGCAGTAGTTCGGGTAACTTTCCGACGCTTCATCGACGCCCCAGCCCGTAGTCGGAATGGTGATGGACACCGAAGCCTGCTTATCAGCCTTGACGTTCTCCATCTCCTGCATTGCCTCCGTCACGGTCTGTGCCAGCTCGGCGACAAGGCCGTTCGTGAAACTCTTCGCCGCTTCCGCACAGGCTTTCAGGTGCTCCGTGAGTGTCAATTTACCCATGCGCTAATACCTCCATGTCGGATAATAGAGGGCAGAGGGATTTCTCCCCCTGCCCTTTCGCGTGTTCCTGTGGATTAGACGCCGGTAGTGGTGAAGACCTCATTGAGCATCTCAGTCACTTCGCCGTCGGTGGCGACAGCGCCGTGAACGACGTCGGAAGGCTCGGTGTAGACCGTAGTTTCGGTGCCGTTGATCTTGATGTTGCCGTTGGTCTCGGAAGCCTCGACCTTGGTAGCACCAGCGGCGATAGCCTCCAGCTTAGCCTTCAGCTCATTGGTGAAGTCGTTGGCGGACAGGCCCTTGCCGTCTTCCTTATCGACCTTGCCGGACAGGTCAACGAAACCAGCCAGCACGTCGAACTTGTAGTCCTCACCGGACTTGACAACGACGACGTTGGTGCCCTTGGGGTACTTGTTGCCAGCACCCTCAACGAAGCTGTCGGTGGTGGTGAAAGCGTTGGTCACGTTGTAGACGTTACCCAGCACGTTCTCAGCCAGAGCGGGCAGGTCAGCGAAGGCGACGGAGCCGGCGGGCTTGTAGACGGCGCTGATCTTCGCGTTCAGCTCTTCCTTGGTGTAGGCGTCGGTGATGCCGTAGCCGGCCAGAGTGGTCGCGGAATCAGCCTTGCCAGCCAGAACGGCAGCCAGAGCTTCGTCGAGGTCATCCTGAGAGACCTTCGCCTTGAAGGCCAGCGCAGCCAGACCCTTGATGGCGACATCGACCTTGTTCACGGAGATAGTGCCGTTCGCGGAACCGGTAGCAATCAGGATGTCAACCATCTTCTCGGCGATAGCCAGAGCAGTACCGTTGACCTTGACGCCTTCCAGCTTGTTAGGCTCACCGCCAGCGGTGACGAGATCATCGACCTTGTCAGACAGAGCGGACAGCTCAGTCTTCAGAGCGTAATCGCTCTTGACCTTCTCAGCCAGAGCCTTGAGGGCCGCCAGTTTTACCAGATGGGTGTTGTCGTAAGCCATTTTGTTTTCCTCCTAATGATGATTAAAAATATTTGTTCACCGAAGCGTCAGTTCCCAGTTTCCTCGGAATTGAACACTTCGTTGAGCATCTCAGTTACCTCGTCGTCGGTCGCGGGCGTACCGCCGAGGGGTTCCAGCTCACCGGCCGCGTTCTTGATCTGATACGGCGTGGACACACCATCCACGACGACAGAGAGCTTCTGACCGACGTAAGCTGTGGGGTTGGTCTGTGCGTACTCCTGAGCCGCCTCAAGAGAGGGCCAAATCTCGGTGGGGTCGATGCTGAACGCATCCTGACGCTTGATCGTCAGCGGGAACTCCATCTTGGCGTAGCTGTTCTGGGTGTTATTGACTGCCATGTTTCATTCCCTCCTCTCAACCGAGCGTGACTTTCAGAACCGCAGCGTTCTCATACGGAACGGCCGGCTCGAAAACCCACACGTTGTAGTCCTTCGCGGTGTAGCCGTTGGCGCCCTCGACAGCGACGGTCTTCTTGGTGAAGGTGTCCGTCACGTCAGCGTTCAGCGCAGTCTCGTTGATGACCTTCTTCACGCCGGTCTTGCCGGCGATGCAGGCGATCACGACGCGGTTCGCGCCAGCGGGAACATTGACGGTGATGACGCCGGCGGTGTACGCCTTGCCAGACTTGGTCAGGCCGCGGATGTACGCGCTGTCCAGCGTGGGCTTCTCCGCGGTCGCGCCGTAGAAGAAGTTGCGGAACGGAGTGTACGCCGCAGAGTCCTTCGTCTTGGTGCCGGCGGCAATCGCAACAGCAGGGTTGGACGCGCCGCCGAGGTTGTCCTCAGCCTGCACACCAGCGCCATGCGTCGCGGTCACGCGGTACTTCAGGCTCGCCACGGCGTTGTCGCCGCCAGCGTCGCCGATGATGAAGCCGTTTCCGTCGTTGTTGTCGCTGCCCGCAGGCAGGGATGCGGCATCCACGGAGGCCACCTGCTCGGTGCCGCCGTCGGTGATACGCTCAACCTTCCAGTTGGACGCCACAACGCCAGTACCAGCCTTGGGACCGTACTTGTAGGAACCGGGGTTCAGGGTGGCAGCCAGATAGGACGCGGTCGCAACCGCAGTACCGGCTTCCACCGCAGCCGCGCCGCTCAGGCCGAAGCCGTTGATGGACGGGTTCGCCGTGATGGTCGGCTGAAGGGTCTTCGAGGTCAGGTCTTTCAGGATCGCCGCGACGGACTTGCCAGACACTTCCTTGGTGGCCGTGCCGTTCTTGTCCTTCGTCCAGTTGCCGATGCGGTCGTAATCGCCCGCCAGCATCAGGTTCTCGCGCATGATGACCTTGTCAGCGTCCACGTTACCGGTCATCGCTTCCCACGCCTCGCCGGTGTACTGGTACGCAGACTTCTCGTACTCCTTGTCGCCGACGATGGTGGTCACAACGAACACATCGCCAGACTTCGGGGTGATGTCGGTGTGCGCCGCGAAGTACGCCTCGATGACGCTGCTGTCGGATGCGGACAGGTCAGACTTCGTGCCCTCATAGAGAGCGCCGCCGCCCAGCCCCGCCAGAGCCGTGGTCAGCTCCTCGTCGGTGACATAGCCGTCGAGGTCAACCGTGGTGTCGTCCAGCCACTCTACGGAGCCATCCACCAGAGCGTAGATGTCGTAGAAGCCGGTCTTGGCGTTTTTCACGAAGTACAGGATGTTCTCCTGCGCTTCCTCCGCAGTCGGTACGGATTCGGCCTTCTGGAACGAAGCGTGACCAGCCTTGGAGATAGCCGCCAGATACTCCTTCTTGATACGGGTCGCCGTGTCTTTAAGGGCCTGAAGGCTTGCGAGTTTAGAGGTGTCGTATGCCATTTAATCGCTCCTCTCAATGGTCTTTGCCGGTTGCTTAGGGGTTCTCGTCCTCAGAGGGGAAGACTTCGTCCAGCATGGATTCCGTGTCTTCGGTGGAGGCCATGTCGTCGGGGCTGACGCCGCTGGTCGATGCGGTGATCGTGCCGTCCGCTGCCACAGAGATGCCTTTGCCGATCTTTACGCCGCCGAGCCGCGTTGCCGTAGCCACGGGCAGCACATAGGTCGAGCCTCCGCCTCCCCCACTGCTGCTGGAGCCGGGGGATACAAGGGCGATGGTCGCCTCCATATCCTCGTCAGGACTTCTCTTCGCCCAAAAGCGCAGAGCACCGGCAAGGGTCTGCACCGTCGGGCAAAGGCCAGCGTTTTTCGCGGTCTCAAGGGCCGATTTATGCAGAGCGACGTTCGGGAACTGCGCTTCCGTAGCTTCCTCGACCGGAACATCGACGTAGTTGCGATACTCGTCCATGTCCATCTCGCTCTGTTCATCAGGATTCTCCTCCTGCCATGTCCAGCCGGTGTGGGGAATCGTGATGTCTTTGATGATTGCGGTGCCGACACCGCCGACCGCCTCCTGAACCATCGTCCGCACCAGCTCCTCAGCCTCGGCAGACGTGATGAACGCGCCGGGGTTGTAGGTAATCTGGACGTCGGCATCCAGCTCAAGGGCAATCGAAATGGGATAGCGCCGAATGTCAATGCGGTTGTCCTTGTAGGCATTGACCGGCTGCGGGCTGTCGCCCAGCGTTGCGTAGTAGAGCAGGATCTCCTCGGTGTCCTCGGTCTTGGCAAATACGCCAAACTCGCGGAGCCAGAAGCCCTCCTGCAAACCGCCGTTCAGGTCGTTTCGGTATTCGACCACCATGCTCAGTACGCCGTTCTCCACAGTCGGGACGGACGAAACGCCCTCCGCAACCGGAGTGACCAGTGTAACCATGTCGATTGGCTCGACGCCCTCCGGCATGGAACCGGAGCCGACCATGATGCGGGTGAACTCAATCGTCTTCCCGGCCATGAGGCTCGTAATGAGATTTCGGCCGGCGACCGTTACGGTTCCGCCATAGTAGCTCATTTCTGTGTTCCTCCTTCAATCGTTTTGTTGGACTCTGCTTTCGGGGCGCTCCTGTCCTCCGCCGTGCTTTCTCGCTTCAGGCGATCCGCAACAACGCGGAGGTTTTGGAGTTTCGTGCGCTTCGCAGCAGACCTTTGCGGTGAGGCCATCTTCCCCGACTTCATCACCATGTCGGTGATTCTCGTCTCCATGACGCTCTGCACCGCGCTTCCAGCGCAAACAGAGGTGTCATAGGACACTTCGCGCTCCTGATTGGGCAGCGTACTCTCCAAGACCGCCTGCAGACCGGCGCCCAGATGGAGTTTGAAGCCAAACTTATAGTCTCGCTCGACGCCAGGGAGCGTGTCCTCGGCGATGGTCGAATACCCGCCCCTGACGTACACATGGGCGCGGTAATCAATATCGCGTTCGAGAACGGGCAGCAGCGTTTCCGTGACGGCAAAGCCGAGGCCGCTCAGAATGTAGAGCTTGGCCGTCTCCATCTCGGTCTTCGTCCGAGCGTAGAGCTTCAAGGTAACGCCAGCGGCGCGGAGCAGCGGCGTGGTGAACAGCGGCGTCGTATCGACGGTGCCATCCATTTCGCCGGTGTCGAAAATCATCGTCGCGGGTTCTGCAGGGTCTTCCTTGTAGTACAGAGGCCGATCCCAGAACATCCGAAACGCCTTGATGATGTCGGGGTAGGTGCAATCGCAGGTGTTTTTCAGGATTTTGTAAATCAGATACCGGCGGTAGGTTTCGTCGTCGATGACCTCGAACGGGATCGGATCGCCGGCGAGCTTGCCGGCCTCCATTCTGGTCATCACGACGATGTCGCCGACACCGTCCAGTTGCTTGCCAACGGCTGTATGTACTCCCCTGTCCTGCCGAAGCTGGTCGTAGAAGTCATACACCTGCTGAAGCTCGGCGCCTATGACTTCCATGAGCGCCTCGATATTGGCCTTGCCTCGGAACTGCTCGACAAGGTCGTTTTTCAGGGTCGCAACATAATCAGCCATCAATCTCCACCTCGATCATCTCCTCCTTGGTGTAGGCCCGCTGACGCGCCGTAATGTTCTTACTGCGGTCAGGGTACTGGGAGGGCTTTTCATCGGAGGCGTCCGCCGAGGCGAAAATCTGGATGTCGATATAGCTGATGCCCGAGCAGGCTCGATAAAGCTGGCTCATGAACTGCTGCGGCACGACATCCTTGCCGGCGTCCAGAGCGTCCATGTTCTCAAGGACGACCTCTCTCAGCAGGTCAACGTAGTTCGGCGGCAAAGCCTCGGAGCGGTTGAGCGTGATGCCCAGCCTGAACCATGTGTAAATCGTCGTGGGCCGGTTGAAGCGAATGGTAATCTCCTCGTCGTATTCACCGGGCAGGACAACCACAGTCTCGCCGACCGTGTTGATGCCGCCCGCTTTGTTGGCGAGGATCTGCTGCGCAATCTCCTTCGAGTCGCCGCCGTCCACCACGATCTCGACGCTGTGAGGTGGTCGGACGATGTCACCTTCGGGCGTTCCGGTCACATCCTTCGCGTCCAGATAGGTTCCGTCCACATACCATTGGTGCGTGGCGTTCTCATACGGGGCGACGCTGCGGACGCCCTGCACGTTCAGCAGGATCGCGGAGCGGATGCTCTCAAGCATATTGCTCGAACGGTTGAAGATTTTGTCCGCATAGGACTGGCGGAACTCAACGTCCGTCTCCTCGTCGCGGCCCGCAATATAGCCGCAGAGGTTCTCCACGGAGAGCAGGCCAGCGTCGGCGTTGACGATGTTCGTAATGACCCCGTCAGGAATCAGGATGTCGCCGCTTTCTTCCGTGCCGAACGTGATGATCGACGTCACCGTTTCCGTCGTGAGGTTCTCCGAGAGAATCAGCACATTGTTCGAGGCGATGTCGTTCGCGGCAATATTCAGGAACTCGTTCGTCTCGTCCACCGAGGCCGTGAACTTCTCGTCGGTGATGGCCGCCGCGATGCCTTTCAGCACCGTGAGCGTGTCTGCCTCCGTCGGGCTATAAGAAAACACCGCGCCATTGATGGCTACGGTGTAAACACTCTCTGTTCCGAGGGACGCAATCTTGATGCAGGCACGGTTGAAGGACGTGCGGCTGATCTCCCTTGCGTCCGTGATGCTCAGATAGGTTGTCGGGTTCGTCGCCGAGGAGATCCTCGTACCAGCAGCCAGCTTCGTGCCATCCTTGCCGGTACAATGAATCGGGTAATACGACTTCGCAGCCGCCTCACGGGTGGAGCCGCCGTACTGTGCGGCATTATCGAGGCTCCGCCCCTCTGCGGTGGCCGGGTACTGTGAGAAGTACACCGCTTCGCCAAACTCCCAAAGGTCGGCGATGGCGTCGGCCACGTTCGTCAGCAGGTGGTTCAGCAGGGACTCGGGGTTCTGGCGGGTGTTGACGCCCCATTTCTCAGACAAGCCCGAGTGCATCTCTTCCAGAATGACATCCAGCCGCTTGATATTCGGCCCCTGCGGGGTCAGGCCATAATCAACCATACAGCGTTACCTCCTCTCTAAACGTGTCCTCTCCCACGGTGACGGTGTAGCGGAACGTCGCCGTTCGCTTGGCCGGGTTGTAATCGACCGATGTGACCGTCGCCGCATTGACCTCCTTCACTTTCAGGATCTCGTCTCTCACGAGCGTTTTAATCTTGATGGTGTTCGGGTTCTTCACGAAGACTTCCTCGAACCACGGGAAGCCCAGTTCAGGACCGAGCCGCCACTCGTCATAAATCCAGCGCAGCCGAATCATTACGGCCTGTCTGACGCTCTCCGTCGTGGAGATGTCGCCATTCTTGGAGATGGCAATATCGCCGTCCTCATTCAGTCTGATGTCTAACACGGTGAATACCCCCTCCCAGAAGTAGTCTGGAATCGCCAGAAATCACCCAGACGGTGTCGTAGCGCCTCATGGGTGTAGATTGTTGCTTTCGCCTGAAAGCTCGTGGCGGCCTTCTACGGGCCTAATATGACAGGCTGCCGGTCACAGTCAGGTTGCCTTCGACGGTGACTTCGGGCGCAGAAATCGTTACGGAACCGCCCTTGACCGTAAGCCTCGTTCCCTTGACATCTACGATGACCGCGTTTTGAGCGCAGGCATCCGCTACGGCGGGGTTTCCCTGCGCAAACAGGCCGGGAATGCAGATTGCGTTCGTCATGTCGAAGGCCAGATCCGTGCTTGTTTCCTGCCCGTACTGCCAGTAGTCAAGGCTCTGCTCGGCCACCACCAGAAGGCAGCTATCTCCGGGCTTGACCGGAAAAGCGACTGTTGCGCCCTGTGCGTTCCCCTGCGGGAACACGACCGGAACGCCGGTGACTTGCGGAAAATCCATCGTCTTCCCATCCGGTTTCTTGAACTTCATCGCAGGCTTGACCGTGGCGATGCCCTTCGCAGCGTCAAAGCTGACGATCTGCCCCGGCATAGCCGTATGGATGCCGCGGAGCCCACGCTGAATGGCGTTCTGGATCTCCTGCACAAACTCCTGCATCATTACCCCTGCACCTCCATAAGTCGCGCCGTACACGTCCAGTCACCAGAGATGTTGTCCCCGGCCTGCGTCAGCTTGGCGACGCGGAAATAGCCCGTGACGGTTTTGCTCTCCAACTTCACATAGTCGTCAATGTGGATGGCCCCGTTCAGGAAGAACTCAACCTCCCACCCGATGCTGGTCTTATCACTCGTTTCGGAGTTGGCCTCGGTGACGCGGGCAGGGATGCCCAGCAGCCCAGAGTCCTCAGAGAGAACGAAGACCTCACGGCTCATGACATCCCCCGGCTTCTTGACCTGCATGACGCCGTTCTGCAGACTCCACACGAGGCCGCAGCAGGCGCAGCCCTTCGTCATGATGTCGCGGGCAAGGCCGACGAAACTGAAGCCGTTGGCGATGTCAGCAAACTCGGCGTTGTAGGAGTACGTCACAGCTACGCCCATCTGATTTGCCACATCGTCGAAGATGGTCTTCCAGTTTACCGTGCCCACATACGAAATCGTGACGTAGGTGTCGCGGATCTCGACGAGGTTGTCTACCACCTCAATCTCCGTCTTGCGGTCTGCGCCGTCATGGGTCGTGACGCAGTTTGTGACGATGCCGGCGAAAATCAGCGGCATACGGCTCCCGTAGCCCGCCTTCAGGGACAGGACGCAGTCCTTTTCGTCCAGAGTGGCAAGGTGCTCCTTGTTCAAGTTCCAGACGGTCACGCGGCCCGTGTTCTGCGTTTCGAGGTCTGTGCGCTCAATGGAGAAATTGATGTGCAGCGGGACAGGCTGGCTCTTCGACTTCTCGCCGATCTCGAAACCCATACCACCGGCTTTACCTGCAGCCAAGCGATACTCTCTGTCGAAGTTCGCAGACATCAAAATCCCCCCCCTCTCGTTTTACAAACGACTTTGCTCAAAAAGCAAAATCACGAAAAATAAGCAAAGAAAACACACTCGTGCGTTTGCAAAACGCACACCAAATATATTTACTGGTTAGGTTAGATTACGGTATAGGTTACGGTTACGGTTACGGTTACGGTTATGCGTGGACTGTCCTCGGATTTCATGTGTGACCGTCCCACGGAGCGTCCGCGGACAGTCCGTAGGACGGATAGAAAAGTGGGTCAGTCGCTATCTTCCGCAGGGCAGAATACGAAGCTGGCCTTCCCGTCGAGAAAATCATTCCTCCCGATGTGCTCCAGCTTGGTCATCACACCGAAAACACCGCTCGGCAACGCGGTCACGCCGTAGAACAGGTTCACGGGGAACCTCGGCACAATCTTGATGCCGATGACGATAGGCTGACTCTGTGTGTCATAGAGGCCAAACTTCCAGAAGCCGCCGCGGTCGTTCCATGTGAACCGAATCAAATATGCCTTGCCGTTCAGAACGACGCGGCTCATGCTGTCATTGAGGTCTGGGACTTCGATGATTGTATATTCCATCTCGTTTCCCTCCTCATGAAATCAGGCCGATTGACTTTGCGGCACCATAGAGGATGCTCGACTTGCTGTTGCCAGAGCTGCTACCAGAGCTGCTACCAAAGCTACTACCAGAGCCAGAACCCGAACCGGAGCCACCGGAGCCTGAGCGTCCGCTGCTCCCGCTGGACGTGTTGGCCGTGCCTGCAGAAGCGGCGGTCGCACCGCTCTTGCCGTAGCTGGCGGGGATGGTCGCCGTCCGCGCCGTCGTAATGCGAATCTTGCGGAACGAAATTGGGATCTCTCGGGCGTAGCCTACCTCGGCGCTCTTGCTGATGGTCAGGTTCTCAATCGCCATGCTGGTGTAGGTAGCGTCGCTGGTGACGATTGTGACCGGCTCGGCGGCGTAGTACATCTCCTCCAGCCGCTTCGTGACCTGCTCAACACGGCC